CGGACTGCCCTTGGTAAAGAAGACGCCGCTAAATTAACTACCAAGGAAAGAAAAAAGTTAAAGAAATCAACCTTTTGCGGTCCTGGAAAAAGTTTTCCAGTTAATGATTGTGCCCATTTTTCTTATTAAGGTATGGTGGGCACGTTAATAAACCTGGCTCATATCAGGGAACCCCTACCAATTAAGTTGAGGGCAATCCTGAGGGAAGTCGTAATTGACCCCGCAGAGACTGAGACGAAAGTCGAGATACACAACGAGTGTATAATACGCCGGGAAGTTTGAGGATTGTATGAACAAAGAATGTCCAATATGTAAAAATTACTTTATAAGTAAACGTAAACAAACTACTTGTAGTAAAAACTGCGCCTCCCAATGGCGAAGTATTACTATGAAGGGTTTAAAACATAAGTCTTTTAATAAAGAAGAAATTATATGCCCCATTTGTAGTAATTTATTTACCCCAAAACGTAGAGAGATACGAACATGCTCCACGGAATGCGGGCATAGACTACAAGGACGCCAAATTTCTAGTACAAGTAATTATAAATATAACGTAAATATACCTATACATACTTGTGCTCAGTGTGGTAAAGACTTTAGACTTGATTCTATAAGTACAGCATTACGTGAAGGGCGGGGGCAGTTTTGTTCTAAACTCTGCCACAACAAAAGTATGCTAAAAGAAAAGACACTGTTTACTTGTAAAGGTTGTGGAATTATTTTTGCTAGGGGGCCTTCAAGAGCTAAACGAGATCCTAATTACTACTGCTCAAAAAGATGTTACCTGCGGTACGGGGTTAGGGGCTCATACAAAATAAAAGATATGGTACTGTGGCTTAAAGATATAGGAATTAGTATAGAACTGGAAAAAACTTTTGATTGGCTAAGAAACCCAGAAACCAGACATAATCTATTTCTTGATATCTTTTTGCCCGACCACTCCATAGCATTAGAGTATGACGGAAAGCAGCATTTTTACCCATGTTTGGGTTATGATACTCAAAAAGATGTTGAGCGCCGACAGACACTTGACACTATAAAAAACAAATTATGTGCAAGTAATGGAGTAACTATGATAAGGTTTAGATATGACGAGAACCTAAGTCAAGAATATTTTTTAGATAAACTCAAACTTGTGGTATAGTCCGATCCTTCCAGTAATGGGAGTAAACAGTCTGTATACCGCAGCATTAAGATTATTAAACAGAAGCAAATTTTCTGATAGCACAAAGAAGAATATTCATGCGTGTATAACCAGAAGAGGTAAAACAATGGGATGCATTAAGAAAGAAAAATCAGATATTGGCTTGACTGAAGCGGAAATAAATGATATAATCAGTTTAGAGATTTTTAATGAGACACGGGCTTTGGTAGAACAGTCCATTAAAACCCCTGGGTTGGAATTAGTACTCGCTAAGAAATGTGTTTAACTAAAATTGAGGATTTAACTGAATGGATTTAATCACCTTATATTATATGGCAGCAGAATGTACTGCTTGTTCACTACACGAAGGACGTCTGCTTCCCGTTTTTGATAAAGGGAATCCTACTGCTAAACTTCTTATATGTGGTATGGTGCCAGCAGACGAAGAGAACAAAGTCGGTATACCTTTTGTTGGTAGAGCCGGTAAACTACTTGATGTAATTTTAGCTAGAACATCTTTAACTTATGAAGATGTATACATCACTAATTTAGTTAAATGTTACTTAGCTGCTGGCCAACCGCTCCAAAAAGATTGGATAGACGCCTGTTTACCCTATATAATAACACAGGTAAATTTAATTAAACCAAAAGTAATATTATTGTTAGGTAAAGACGCTGCCGGAGCTATGTTAAATTTGGATGCGAAGCAAACACTAAGTGCAATGCAGGGACGCTTGTATGAATATGCTAAGGACATTTATGCTATACCTACATATCATCCGTCCTATCTGCTAAGGACAGGAGGGGAAAAAAGTCCTAAATTTAAGGATGTACTTAAACATTTTGAGTATGCAAAAGAATTAATTTCTAAAACAACTTAGTTGTATGAGGTGGGCATATGCTACTTGATTTACTTTGTATAGTTTTTGTATTATTTACTATCTATATTGTTATAGGTGTGGGTTTTGGTTTAGCTACTACTTGGTTTGCTGGTGAACGTATTACTTTAAAAGAGCTGCTTAAATTTTCTTTCCTATGGATAAAATTTTTTATTAGAAAAGGGTAATAAAGAAATTAATAAAAAACCCTAAAATCAATTTACGCTGTGTTAGTCAAGTGGTTTAAGACACCGACCTTTCTAGTCGGCATTCGCAGGTTCGACTCCTGTACACAGCGCAAACGGTAGTAGTGCAGATTACACTTACTTCATTCTGACCATTAATCAGAACTCAAAAACAGTTTAATCACTTTTCTCTCGTTTTTTTTTTATTAAGCATTTGTTAGGAGGAAACTATGAATAAAGATGCGCTGGGTGACAGGATGAAATTGTTAGAGCGTTATGAGTCAGGCAGACAATTTACTCCTTTACTACCTATATGTGTAAGATTGGATGGTAAATGTTTTAGTACACTTACAAAAGGCCTTAAAAGGCCTTATGATGAACGTTTAAGTCATTTAATGATAAATGTCACTGGGGCGTTAGTTTCAATGTCAAACGCAATAATAGGTTACACCCAAAGTGATGAAATAAGCCTTATTTTATATAGCGATAGTTATAATAAACAAGTTTATTTTGATGGAAAAATACAGAAGATTGTTTCTGTATTGGCTTCAGCGGCATCAGTTATGTTTTCTTCTTATCTTAAAGAAGTTATTCCTGAAAAAGGTGAAGATGCTGGTCTATTTGATTGTCGTGCTTGGGTGGTTCCTACTAAAATGGAGGCAGTCAACACACTTGTATGGCGTGAATTAGATGCAATTAAAAACAGTGTCTCTATGGCAGCAAGATTCCATTATGCACACAAAGAACTGCACTCTAAAAATAGGGAAGAGATGTTAGACATGCTTATGAGAAAAGGTGTAAATTGGAACGATTACCCTACACACTTTAAACGTGGTACTTATGTTAAAAGACAGCTGATTAAAAAGGCTACAAGGTTAAATGATATATTTGTAAATCGCCACATTGTAGCTGAATATCTTATTCCCCCATTATCAAAACTTTCTAATAAAGAAGAAGTTATTTTTGAAGGGGCAGCACCAGCTACATTAGAAGTAGTATAATTTTGAAAGCGGGGTTAATTATGGAAGTTTATAGAACAAAAGATAACCAGGTGGCTAAATATATACACAACGATGGTTCAGAGACTGCCATAAAAACTGTAAGTTCTTGTAATAACACAGTAGGTGTAACTACAACAGCTAGAAATAAATACTCCGTGTTTGTTTCTGTATCAGCAGGGTGTGCAATGCGTTGTGCTTTTTGTTATCTGACAGTGAAAAAGTGTGGTTATACAAAATTATCCGCTAAACAAATAGAGCAGAATGTTAAAGATGCAATAGCAGCAGAAGTAGCACACAAACCTGAGCTTAAAGACAAATACATAAAATTTTCATGGATGGGTATGGGTGATGCATTACCATACGGGGATATTGTATATCAAGTTTCTATAAATGTACTTAATTGGGTTTTTGCTAACGGTTATGCAAAAGGCTTGGATGGGGTGGATTTATCCACTGTATACCCTAATGTAAAAAATATTTATTTTAATAAATTTATAGAATTAAATACAGCCTTAGAATTATATGATATTAATCCAGAACATATTGATGATAGAAGTCCTTTTAGACTATTTTACTCATTACATTCTGCTTTTCAAAAAACACGCAGTGGTTTAATTCCAGGTACTCTACCTATAATAGAAGCTGTATCTGCTTTAAATATTCTTTCTGCGTTAGAAGGCATTGATGTATTATACCATCAAGTTTTTTTACAGTCATGCAATGACTCCTTGGAAGAGATTAAGGAACTTATTTCTTTTATGGATAGTCCAAGTAATTACAACAAAGAATTACGCATCTTACGTTTTAATACTTGTGATGGATCTGCTTTTAAAGAAACAACAAATTTTAATACAATAGTAAAAACACTTTCAGATAATATCAGTAAATTAAAATATCAAGTATCCACCGGATCGGAAGTAAAGGCTGCATGCGGACAATTTTTACTTAAAAAGTTTAAAAGTAATTGACAATCTTTATTTAATGTCTTATACTTTACTTAATTACAGTTAAGTATTTTATACCTACGCATAGCAAGCTAACCATTGTTGTGTGTAGGCCTAACACAAACAGTGATTAAATCACTACAAAACGATGGAGGAATGTATGAATAAATTGTTAAGTATTATAACAATCTTACTCTGTTTTAGTTTTATGGTAGCGGGTACATCTATTGCTAAGGATGATGAGCATAAACGCGATAGAGAGTCTTACAAACAAGAAAAGAAAGTTAAAGATAAAGAGTGTCCTTCGTGCGAGGAATGTAAAGATAGAGAGTGTCCTTCGTGCGAGGAATGTAAAGATCAAGTTTGTCCAGAATGTCCAGACCCGGTTTGTCCAGAATGTCCGGACACTGTTACTAAGTTTTTACCGTCACCCGGCAACGCACATGGAGTAAATCATGGCGAGAGAGTAAAGCGTGAAGGTGTTGGTGTATGCAGAGACTGTCATAATGGGAAGGACTCAGTGGTTGCATTCGACAAGTTTATCTGCGCTCAATACGATTTCGTATTTAACGGTAGAAAGGTAGCCGACGGAAATGGGGGTTTTGTTAAAGACCCTATGAGTGGTGATGAAATTGTATCTGGGGGCGGGATCGCTGTACTGCTAAAAGGGGATATTATAACATGTAAAATGTGCCACTATCCACATGCCACACCTGGTTTTAGGAAAGAAACATACCTTATACATCAGGGCTGCTTGGACTGCCATGTTACAGTGGGCTCAGGTGAGGTAAAAGATGGGGTTGACGGGGACACAGGCACCACCCCTACCCCTACCCCTACCCCTACTCCTGGTACAGGTACCGTTGACCCTACTGGTTTTATTATGACTCCGTGGCAAAACTTATGTAGCACCTGTCACAGTAGGAAAACTTGGAATAGTGGGCTTCATGATACCCATGCAAAACGTAATATTGCTTGTACTAAGTGTCATACATTAAAATAGTATTAGCATAGATTAAAATAAATAATAAGATGACCGTGGTGGTTAGACTGTGGTCATCTTATTATTTATTAAATAGGAAAAGTGGCCGAGTGGCTGAAGGCGGCGGTCTTGAAAACCGTTGAGCGAAAGTTCCGTAGGTTCGAATCCTACCTTTTCCGCAATTTTATTGACTATGGAGAGGTGACCGAGAGGCCGATGGTGCTCGCCTGCTAAGTGAGTGTAGGGTTAAAAGCTCTACCGAGGGTTCGAATCCCTCCCTCTCCGCCATATCTAATATTTTACACTGGAAATAAATTAACATTATGAAATATAAAATATTATATTATTACGTACAAGATATCCTTTAAGTTTATTAATTTAACTTAAAGGAGAATCTAAATGCACACAATTAATAAAGATGAAAGAGTTTATTTGGTTGATAGGGATAACAACTATGAGGAGTTCAAATCTTACACAGACTTTTTATTAGCTAGATACCGCAAACGCCAATGGCGTGATCCTAACAGAAAAACATTACGTGAATATTTTCGCCCAAAAAGTATTGCTAAGGAGTTATCACAAAATATTGGCAACAACTGGAATGACACTTATATTTATTTTGAGCCTATAAAGACAGGAAGTTGGATAGGTAAAGATATAAGAAGCACCGTTGATTTCCTACTTCTGGATGCTAATTTTAGAGTAATAAATACAGAACAAATAGAAAAAGATCTTGACAACTACGTGCCTAAAAAGTATACTAAACGTAACAGGTTTAAAGAGTATGAGTGGTTAGGTTTCCGTAATGGGCCTGTCCCTTATACAGGCAAAAGAAAATGGCATTTTAGCCACTATTATAGACGCCCTAAAACAACACAAGAACGGCGTTTAAGTTGTGGACATGCTCCCTATGTACGTGCTTGTAGGAATTTAATGAATTTAGCTAATTCGTGGGATGATATGTACAGAAGTGACTTTCATTCTATTTGTTGGAAAGATTGTACAAAAAAGAAAAAACAGTGGATGAGGTATTAAGCTATGTATTTTTTTAGCGGGGATTGCCATTACGGTCATTTCAACATCATTAGGTACTGCGCGAGGCCTTTCAAAGATGCGCAAGAAATGAATGATGAAATTATACGTAGACACAATGAAGTAGTTAAGGATGGAGATGTGGTTATCCACGTCGGTGATTTTAGTTTTCAACCGCGCGAGAAGTATGTACGACAACTTAATGGTAGTCACGTCTTTCTTCGGGGTAATCATGATCATAAAAATGATAAATTCTATGGTGATATTTGGGAACGTACTATTGAAGGACAGAAGATAGTTTGTTCCCATTATAGCTTACGCGTATGGAATGCGAGTCACTACAATAGTTGGAATCTTTATGGACATAGTCATGGCAAACTACCACCTATTGGAAAGAGTTGGGATGTTGGTGTGGATAACAATAACTTTTACCCCGTATCTTTTACTCAGCTTACGGAGATAATGGCTGGTAGACCGGACAACCCTAATTTAATAGCAAAAAGATATTAGATTGACAATGATTACAGCATATGGTATACTAATAAACATATACCACAATAAAGTAATATGTTTATTAAGGAGTATAAAATGAATGATATACTATTAAAAAGCAACATATTAGTAGTAGCAAAAATTCTACGTAAAACTAAGGCCCGTTTATTTAAAGATCTGAAAATTGGAGATAAAATAACATTTTCTGTCCCAATTAAACACGCGGGCTCTAATAGAGGTACTACGTATTCTACGTATATAGAAACAAAAAATGTAGCTACTGGGGAGGTAGTTTTAAATTCTTTTAATCAACTGCCTCCATTATTAGAAACTTTAATATTAGAAGAAGCTATTGACAGTTAAATAATTTTATGCTATAATACTAAGCATAAAAGGGAGAGTTATACCGTAGATGGCAGCGGGTCTGACTGTAAATCAGATGCGGAAGCTCGGGTGGTTCGACTCCATCACTCTCCACAACAACCCTCTTCCTTAGCGGGATAAACATCCCGGTTCTGACTAGTCATCAGAGCAACATCGAGTGACTTCGATAGACTTTGGAAGAGGGGACGCTTTAAAGGAGACAAGATGCTTAAAAACTGGTTTATGCGTTTATGTGAAGAACGAGATGAAGCATTAATGAAACAAACTTACGGTGATAAGCCTGGAGAATATCGCCCTAAAACATTAGAAGAAATTAAATTAGAACATCCTAACGAGTCAGAAGAAGTGATAGGCTATTTATACGAGTTCGAATTAGAATGTTGGGGTTTAAAAGAGCCAGATCTAATTAAAGTTTGATAATAAGGAGCTATGGAATGTATGCTTATAAATTGGTTTTACTTAATGGTTTAGAAGTAGATTTACTAGGCACTACATGTACTTATTTGTCTATTTCACGTGATTCGGGCAGATCCAGGAATCAAAATTGTGACCCATTAGAAGTAATAGCTGACCATAATAATGATAACACTTTTATAGAAGTAGGTAAAATGTTAATACCAGTTAGATCAATATTATTTGTTGAAAGTTACACAGTAGAGTACTAAACAATTGAGGTAAATTATGGCCATACCCACAAAAGAAACATTGTTTGAGCAAGCAGAACTTAAAAATATAGTAATGCTGTTGTTTGACACTTTATCTTACAGTAACCAGGCTGCTATTATAGAAGCATTAGTTCCACACTGGTCACACAAGTTGTTTGATAATTACCCAGATAGTGTAGCTTTTAGAAAATTACCTACACTGCTTTTTGAAAATACTGAAACCAAGTATGAATACTATAATGGTGGTAGCTGGGGTATAGAGGGTAATTATCCCGTGGAGTATTGTGGATGTAAACTATGTGGTAAAACTTGTCGTTGCGACGATACTTACAAGCATATAAAAGAATGTAAAAAGCACAACGAGTTGTTAAACAATTTAAACAGCTTGGATGAGTATGTATTTTATTTAAATACTATGGGTATTAAACTAACTATAAAATAAGTAGTGACAACTCAGTTAATACATGTTATACTATTAACAAGTTTAGTAGTTAAGGATAAGAATTATTAAAAACTAAATAGGAGCGAGGAAATTACAGACATGGCTAGAATAGAAGAAACTCTAAACACATTAGACTCAGCAGCTATTAGTAACCATAGAATTTTTTTTAGTAGAATTAAAGAAGTTGAACAAGAACTTGGGATTGGCCGAGATTACGCAGCGGCAATAATTTATTTACGAAGTAAACCTTATTGGACACAATCGTTAGAAGACGATTTAATCACAATGAGTAATAATGATGAAGTACTACCAAATATGTTAGTTTATGGTAAACAAATTAATAATACCAACAGTACTATTATAGAGGATTAATACATGTTCGCACCCGACTTTTTAGATTTTCACCCTGAATGTTCAGATCCTAATTGTATTAATAATAATGAAGACTCTTCTTATGTTTGCCCTACTTGTCAAGCAGCATGGAAGGAACACATGAACGGTTTATCTGACGAAGATTTGTATGAGTTTTATAATTTTAACCAACAATATTTACAAGACGAGGAAGTAACCAGTGAAATAGTAAAACAACTTGGTCTTGATATTGAATCACCCTCAGAGTATCTTCAAAAAATAAACTTTGAGTTTTTTAATCATTTATTTTTTACAAGAAATAAATAAATAATAAAATGTGTCGCGGCATCGAGAAAAGGCTTCTCACAGGGTTCATATCCCTGGTTATGTAGGTTCGAGTCCTACTGCCGCTACCAATTTTAACTAACTTTAATATATATATATATATATATAGGCCTAGATCGCTAAGGGGTATAGCAGCAGTTTTGTAAGCTGTCGTGGTAAAACACATCGGGGGTTCGAATCCCTCTCTAGGCTCCACTTATTATTATGTTTATACAAATACAATAATTTTTTATTTAAGTGTCAGGAATTATTATATGTTTTATGTTGTATATAAAATAACAAACATCATTAATAATAAAATTTATATAGGTTGCCATAGAACTGCGCATGTTGATGACACATATATGGGTTCAGGGCGGCATCTTATAGCCGCTCAACGAAAATACGGTATACAAAATTTTAAAAAAGACATCCTGGCCGTATTTGATAATCACGAGGACATGTCGGAGCTTGAAGAAATCTTAGTAAACAAAGACTTTGTTAAACACCCATTTACATATAATTTAATTGAGGGCGGCTATAAAAATATAGCTACCATAAATGAATTCAAATTAAATTTATATGGGAAAAATGGCCAAAAAGGTTATGGGCAAGAAAATTTAGTGTGTGGTAATAAATTAAAGACACTTTTAATAGCTTCTGGCAGATGGGAAAAGTATAAAGATAAAATTAGTAAATCCCATACCGGTAAGCATAAAGGGACTAAAAACGCTTTTTACGGTAAAAAGCATACACAAGAAACTAAGAATATAATTGGTAGAAAAAACTCAATAAAGCAAGCAGGACAACTTAATTCTCGCTATGGTACCGTGTGGATTTACTGCCCTTACACTCATGAAAGTAGGTCCATAAACAAAGAAGAACTTAATACGTTGGAAAATTTGGGTTGGGTTAGAGGACGAAAAATTAAATAGGTATAGACTTTACTTAACTACAAGGTAGATAAATGATTATAGATAAAGAAATTTCGTATTGTAAGCACACTATTTTTATGTTAAAAGACTGGTCCGCCTTTCAAATAGCTATGCGCACCTGTCTTACAAAAGGGAGGATGCACAATGCTTACAACCCCAATAATGCAAAAAACATCCTTAATGACGGTAGATGAACTTAAAGAGATTGAAAAGAAAAATAAAAAGAAGCTTACGAAAGTTTTTTCGAAAGGCCCCAAAGAAGCCTGTCCAACTGCTACAAACAAAGGAACTATCTTAGATATAAGGATTTAATATGTCTTCAATCAGTAGCGTATCTAATTTTATATCTGAGTTACTACCTCAAATCAATAATTGGAAATCCGCCACCATTTGGGATAGTTTTAAAACAGAACCCAACTCAGCAAGTGCCTTTATACAAGACCTGATGAACACAAAATCAGCTCTTGATGTGGCACTTTTGCGTTTTAATGGTGCGGTTAGTGGTAAAGCCGCCGGCCAAGATTTGGACTACAATAAATACTTTGAATATCCCAATACCAGATTATTTAAACTCGCTGCAGAAATAACCAAAGGCACTACAACAGATACTGAAAAAATGTATGCTGTTGAACAATGGGTAAATAGCAATATTACTTATCAAACTGATGACATGAACTACGGCCCCGATGAGTACTGGGCTTACCCAACAGAGACGCTTTTACATAAGGACGGGGATTGTACTGCTAACTATGAGGAAATTTGGACAAAGGATGGCCTCAAAGAAGTAGGCGCTTTACAAGTAGGGGACATAGTTCTATCTTATGACTTTAACAAAAAAAGTTATTGTTATAAACCTGTGCTTAAAATATGGGAGAAGGGAAATCTACCTATTTTTAGGGTGAAATTTACTAATGGTACCTGGATAGACGTGACAGAGGACCACCCTTTCTGGACTAGGCGTGTACAAAAGTATTCTGACTATGAGAAAACTAAGCTATGTGATATAGACCTTAGCAGGTGGTGGAAACGTAAAATACCTTGTGTTAAAAAACTACCATATGTAATTAAAGACATTGACTGGCTTACCGAAGATTTATGTTTTGTTATAGGGCATTTTTTAGCTGAAGGTGATACAGACCGTAGTCACGTTAGAACAAGTGGTTATGATGTACCCACAAGTATAGTACCTATTTTGGATAAATATAACATACCATATAGTATTACTACTAATAACAGTGGTGTGCCCTACCTTAATTTTTTGAGCTCAAAGTTGAAGCAGTATTTAAGGCTTTGTAAAGTCAATAGTTTTGATATTAATATACCGGAAGAACTATTTTACTTGCCAGCGAATAAACTATATGCTATAATAAATGGACACTTTCTTGGGGATGGTCATTACTCAAAATATGCTGAAAACTCTAACAAAGAAAAGACCTATTCAACTAGCTCGTACAAGTTAGCTTACGACCTACAGAGACTGCACATGCAGTTGGGCATACCTATTCATATGTGGTTACAAAAAGACCATAAAGGGGTGGGCAACAAACCCATATGGCGACTTAGTTATAACTCTAATAGCTATTTTGCAAAGGACTACGGGTACGACGGTATAAGCGAAGTGTCCATACACAGTGTTAAACCTATGGGCAGCACCAATACTCGTGACTTTATGGTGGCTGATACTCATACGTTCGTAAGTAAGTTTGGTCATATATGCCATAATTGTGAGGATATGGCTTTCCTTATAACAAGTTTGGCATTACATTCCGGTGTAGACCCCTCACGTTTAAGAATGTATGGTGGTTTAGTTAAAGCCGGCACAGGGGCTATGTCAAGTAGCTCCATAGCGGGACATGGTTGGGGAGCATTCAAACGGGACGATGGTGAATGGGTGCCGATAGAGGGTTCATACTACGCCACTGACTTAGCAATAGATGAAAGAGTACCACTTAAAGATAATTACAACTATGTAGAAGATTTCTGGTATGTCACAAAAGATGGTGTGGTAGATGCCACATGGCGTAATTACATAAGAAATCCAGATCTGGGTGCTACGATGACTGCAGAACACTACAAAGGTTGGAGTATTAATACAAGGGTGTAATAAAAGTTGTTGACATTGTATTGTACATGTGCTGTACTACCCATAATTAAGGCAATGAATTATTAATTTTAGACAGGAGGTTTTTTAACATGACTGGAGAATTAGCGATAGCAAAAGAAGTTTCTACACAGGACCTTGTGGCCAATTTTGAGCGCGGGTTAGAAGGTATGTTTGAATTTTTTGAAAATTATTCAGGGCAAAATGCGCAACGAAGTGATACAAAATTATATAAAGTTTATCAAGCTTGTAGATATATGTACTTAGCTAAGGGTAAGCGCCGTGTGCATACTGAGGGCACCTCCTCTAAGGCAGACTTAACCTTTAAGCACGTGTTTAACTACGGTGGATTTGTAAGTCAAGATACAATCACTGTTGATGCCACTTATATGAATAAAGAAGATTACTATAATGATCTTTTAGACATAGCTCCTATCCATGGTTTAGAAATTAGAGCAGCAACACAAAGCCTCGCTAAAAATAGTGCAAATATGGCTAGAGATATATTAGGTAGGCATGTACAATATAATAAACTTATGGAATACAGAACAGGTGTGGTCGGAAACTACTTTACTTTTATGGCTTTTCTGGATCTCAATGATCCAGAACACGTGCACTCTAGAGCTAGATATTTGTCGCTGTTAAGTAAAGGTGTAAATGTAGTACTTGTTCCTTATAGACAACTTGACTCTTCTGTTTATATCGATACAACAAGTGTTTACGTGCCCAGATCAGTGTCATTAACTACATATATTGAATCACTTTAACTGGTATGGATTTTTACAAAGATATATTAAGAACTGATGAGTTTAGAAAGTTATCCGGGGCACATTTCACGCCAGAAAATATTGTAGAAGAAATGTGCTCCACCGCTTTGAACTTATTAGACACAAAAAAGTGCCCAAGTATTTTAGACTTGGCGGCAGGCACTGGTGTGTTTGCTTATTATTTTATTGGTATGTTGTCAGCAAAATACGGGATGCCTCTTGATGAAGCAGCTAATTTGGTAACACTTGTTGAGAAGGACACTACTTTTGTTATCGAGGCTAGAAATATTTTTTCAAATCTATCTATACACCCAACAATACTTGAAAGCGATGCCCTATTTACAAAAAAACTATTAAAAAATACATATGACATTGTAATTGGTAATCCGCCCTATATAAGACTACAAAATTTAGATGACTCATATAGGCCTTTACTAAAAAATAATTATACCGTCTGTGCTAATGGCGCAACTGATATATACTATGCTTTTATACAAAGGGCTTTAGAGTTAGTAAAACCAGGTGGTGTGGTTGCATTAATAACACCATCATCATATCTTAGATCTAAGGCCGGCCGTAATTTAAGAAATAATATAACTAATTATGTGTTTTATGTAAAAGACCATGGTTCTACTAAACAGTTTTCATGCGGCGCGTATACTGCCATACTTTATATGGTAAAAAATAAAGATTTGTTTAGCATAGATAAGACATTTACCTATAATTTATATGGTAATGACTATGCCATAGACAGAAACATGTTTGTAGACAATGGTATAGTAATACAAAACACTAAAAACGCAGTATTAGGGGATGTATGTAAAATTACAGGCGGTATTGCCACTTTACGAGACAACATATTTGTTTTAAAACCAGATAAAGTAGATAATACTTATATTTATGTAGATAATTTTAAAATTGAAAAAACAGCAGTAAAAAAACTTGTAAAATTATCAGTAGTAAAAACAGAAGCAGACATAATAAACACAGAGTATCAAATTATATTTCCTTACCTACCTGATTTAACTTGTTTGGATGAGAATAAATTTGCTACAAGATTTCCTGAAACATATAAATATCTTTTATACCATAAGGAGGAACTTTTAAAAAGGGACAAGGGTAAAAGTAAGGGATATAAATGGTTTGAATTTGGCAGAAAACAAGGCTTGCGCAATTTTGGAGGGCGGTGTATAGTTACATCTGCTCTAAACGATAAACCTAACTTTATTCTAACCTCTGAATTAGATAATAGCCTTGTTAGATCAGGTTTAGTTCTTAGTGAGTTTACTGTGGACGCTGAATTATTACTTAATAAATTAAATAGCACTGATATGTATGAATACATGAAGTATAATGGGCAAGTATACGCCGGTGATTGGCGCGGGTATACAGCAACAACATTAAAAAAATTTCCAATAGACCTATAATATAGGAGGACAACTATGATTTGGACGTAGGCCAGAGCACCACCGTGACTTTTAATTTGATATTAAACTAATTAATTTATTATTAATCAAATTAAAGGAGAATAATTATGTCACGGAAAACAAAACTGCCGCTACTTAAAGCAGAACTTAAACAATTGGCAAGCTCAATACGATCAACCAGGTTAAGCTACAAAGAAGCACAACGTGCTAATATATATAATAAATACACATTAGAGCTGTGCTATTTAAACAAACTTAAAGAAAAGTTTAGATATAAACATATTGTATATTGCTTATTACATGGTACTCCTATGGAAAAAATAGAGGTACCAGGATCACCTAATTACAATCCGCCGTATAGTAATTTATTGGAGGAGGTGATGAAGCAATATGAAAAAGATGTATGTGCTTGTTAGAAAAGATTTAACTAAAATACAACAGGCCATACAAGCAGGCCACGCCTTAGCTGAATATTTACTTAATTATAAAACCTCTTGGACCAACGGCACTTTAATATATCTGCAAGTCAAGAATGAAGATATACTTAAATACTGGGGTGATAAGTTAGATTTGATTGGCGTGGCCTGGAAGAGTTTTAGGGAGCCTGATATGAACTATGAATTAACTGCCATAGCAGCAGTAGCCGAAGATAAAGTTTTTAAAAAGTTACAACTATTATGATTGATCCAAACAACATAACAAACTATAATCAAACTACGGCTCAACTACAAGAGAGCCTACTATTCTGGGTATGTGCTGCTGGAAAGAACGGTAAGACAGCAGCACGTTGCCTAGAAACATTGCTCAATAAAATAACACATAATGATGAAACCCCATTTAATGCTATACTTACTTATGCTGCTAACAATGTAGGTACCCCGCTCCACGGTATAGATAACCTATTACGATCTTGTGGCATAGGTTGTTATAACAATAAAGCCAAAACTTTTATAGCTCTGGCTTGTTGTGGGTTGGATTTAAAAAAGTGCGCCGTAGAAGACTTAGAAAAAATACACGGCATAGGAATGAAAACAGCCAGGTGTTTTATTATACATAGTAGAAAGAACGCAAACTGCGCTGGGTTAGATACCCATATACTTAAATTTATGCGCCTTATGGGGTTTGATGCACCAAAAGCAACACCTACCAAAAGAAAATACTTGCAATTAGAACAAGAATTTGTTAAACTAGCATATAAATACAATAAAACGGTCGCCGAACTTGATTTAGAAATCTGGAACCATTATAGTGCTATCAAAAATATTACAGCATAAAGTCCCGTTGGCAGACAGGCGTTGCGGCGAACTCTAAACTCGCTTAAAGGGGTTCAATTCCTCTACGGGACAAAAAATATTGGAGGTAATAATATGTCAGATGAGTGTAAATGTAGTGATGAATGTGCTTGTCATATCTCAGGTGAATACGGTGGTATTGAAAACTCAGTAGGAGAAGCTGGCAAAGTACCATACATTAAAGAATGCAAGTGCGACAAAAAATGCAAGTCAGTTATAAAAGTTGTTGACGAAAACTGATTAATGTTATATACTATAAGCATGTGAGTAATAAAAGCAGTTATACGATAAAGGAGATTTTGTAATGGTAGATGATAATGTATTAAAACAATTGTACGAGCGTTTTGAGCTTAGAACACGTAAAGGTGTTGGTAACCAACAATTTAAATATATACCTAGCACTGATGTCATTGATAGAATGAATAAAGTATTTAAAGGTCGTTGGAGTACTAGGGTTTTATCGAGTGAGATAGTTGAAGATTCTATTGTTGTGCGTGTTACGGTGGAAGTAGCACCTAATGACAGAGAACGTTTTTGTCATGAAGGTTATGGTAGTTCGGCCGTAGCCAGATTTAGTAGTGGCCCCAAAGAGGGCAAGATTATTGATATCGGCAACTCATATAAAAGTGCGTTATCCACAGCAATTAGAAACGCCTGCACACGTTATGGTGTAGGGCTTTATTTAGAAGGTGATCATTGGACAGATGAGGAATATAATTCTGCTGATGATGGAGACGCCACAATTATGCCGCCTAGTTTAGAAAGATATAAAGAAAGTGGCGATATACCTCCAACTTTTGCGCCACCTAGTTTATCAAGGACAGAGGAAGAAGAAGAGGCACCAGTTACAGAAAGCACTTTTACTATGCCACCCACGACAGTTTTTTCTTCTGGGCCAGAGACAGCTCCACCCGTTAAACAAGAAATGGCTCCACCCGTGGTACAATTATCTTTATCAGAACGTAAGAATAAAAAGCCGACTGCTCCACCTAATACGTTTCCCACGCCGCCGGTTGATTTAAAAGAAGAACAAGTGCCTGATCAAGTTAAAAAAGTTATGGATGTGATGCCTAAGATACCGTCACCCACCAGTGATAGTTCTAATATACCCCAAATGAGCACTAAACCTTCTTATGGTGGTCCGGTAGGGGGCATTACGGATGTTCAGTTAGCCGCTTTGGATGCGCTTCTAAACTTACGTGGAGTTAAATATGAAGACTTGGCGTTGGCAGCTTTTGAAGCCAACACTATGGATACTAATAATATCCCAGCTATGAATCAACTTACTTATAAACAAGCTGTTGCTGTTATAAGTTATGGAAATCATTTATACCGTAAACAGTAAAGGAGACAACTAGATGTCTAAAAACGACTACCAAGTGTTTAGAGTTAAAATCAAAAAGGCAAATGATTTTGAAATTCTTGTGCTTCAACTACCAGAAGGGGAAATTGAAGATAAATTAGCCTATTTAACTAAGGAGAAAGGCCAGATTTCAAAAGGGATGTATGAAGACTATGTTATTGCTACCTGTGTGGCTAATATAAACCAACTACTATTTCAATTGGCAGGGGATAACTTTGAAACAGAAGATCTACTGGTTGTTAGATCAGAGGTTATGTCCGCCATTATAGAGCATAATCCTAAGTTGAACCCAGAAAATTTAGTGATAAATAGAAACCATGTCATAAAGCTTAAAATTAAAAACATGCCGGAAGACATTAAGGTACTCACAGATACTAAATTTTGGGATCAACCACCAGTAGTTGACTCTTTTAAGAGACCGACAACAACAGAAGTAACTAATACTAATAGTACTAAAAACAATACAGATTTAAATAAACTTTCATACGCTATTGTACAAAAATGGTGGAAACGTATTGGGCAGTATATCCAGATTAAACGTTTTTCTTCGGAAGATGCTGAGGCTATTTTAAAGAACAGATATTTTCATAATAGGACAAGCTTTTCTACCTTTGTTGTTTCTTTTTGTGTAGATGGCTTTGAAGAATTGTTCGCATTGTTAGATGACATGGGTATACCAAAACGGGTAGCACCTCCGCTACTGATGCACGAACTTTATGAGTTATGTAAGTCATGTAATACATTTCTAACTTATGAAAATGCACACGCGCTTTCAGATGAACCAGAAGAAGAGGACGATTCTTGTGGTGGCTCTTGTGGTAGCAAAAAAAAGACAGCCACCTCTGGTTCCATGGGGCAGTACGCTAATGGTAACAAAAAGAAGAAGAAATCTTTTAGAGATTTACCTAAGGAAGACTTATTAAATCTCGCAGATAATATGAAAATCATGCTGGTTGGTCAGGATGAGGCTGTGGATCAATTATCCGAGGCTATTCAACGTGCCAGTGTGGGCCTTAAAGCGCCAAATAAGCCTATTGGTTCCTTTTTATTTGCTGGTAGAACTGGCGTAGGTAAAACACAGGCCACCAAAGTTTTAGCTGATGAGCTTATTAAAGGAAGAGATAATTTAATAAACATTGACTGTTCTGAGTATTCCGCAGATCATGAGTATGCTAAACTAATTGGCTCTCCAAGTGGTTACGTTGGACATGAGGCTGGCGGTTTTCTCACCAATGCTGTTATGAAAAGCCCTTTTAGTGTCATTGTATTTGATGAGGTTGAAAAAGCTTCTAGGAAAGTACATGAACTACTCCTTCAAATTCTTGAAGAAGGAAGGCTGACTGATGGCAAGGGTAAAACAGTTGATTTTAATCAGACCATTGTTATTATGACCTCTAATGTTGGTGTGGATGAAGTAGAACGCATCAGAAAAACAATTGGTTTTGGTAGTGTGGCTGAGATTACTGAGAATAAAAAAGAAGCTGCTTTGGACAAAGCTTTAAAGCATAAGTTTAAACCGGAGTTTCTTAACCGTATTGATGCTATTATACACTTCAAGTCTTTAAATAAGAAAGACTTTATGCGTATCATAGATATTGAGTTGTATAAACTAAATGATAATTTACGAGCTAACGACACTGACTATAAAGAACTTTGGCTCGAATTCGACGACAAAGTAAAAGAATTTGTTTACGAAAAAGGCATAGACCCGGATTACGGTGCTAGACCTTTAAAACGTACCATAGAACGTGAAGTGGCTACACCGTTAGCTAAAAAATTGTTAGCGGATGATAATATACAAAAGAACGTTACTATTAAGGTAAGCAATAAAAAGGGTAAAGTATCCTTTGCTGTGGTTGAAAAAGAGATGGAGCAAATAATCGCTTGTAACGATGGCTGCTCTTGTACTGAACCATGTTCTGATGATTGCTAATAATCTATAAATGGATGGGGGCTTTATAAGCCCCTATCTAATTGCAGGTAAATTTTATGAATATTGACGCATTAGCCACAGAAGTTGAAATTATACTAAAAGCACTATTTTTAACATATAGATTAGATTTTACAACAAACAAATCGTCTTTTTACATCGCTATTCCAATGTTTGGTGTAGTTATTAACGGTATTTATAGTGTAAACTATAAACTAACCGATGATAGTATAGATACTAGATTTAATGGATATCGAATAGTTTATGTAACCACCGAAGATTTACTGCATGAGTGGAAAATATCTTTAATATGGGCTCTTATGCGCAGCGGTTACCTCAGATATATTAGAAGTAGATACAGCAATCAATTTAAAACGTTGATTATTGAGCAAGATTTCGCTAGACGTATAATTAAAGAACGTCTTAGAATTTGGGCAGATAAACCTAAGTATGTTTGGTTAGCAAACGAAAATAAAGAAGCGCTGGGTATGTCAGCCGCTTATATATTATCGGTAGATCCAGCATTTTATGATATGATGCCAGAGGAAGAATAAATGTATAAAGAAAATGGTAGAAAAAAAGCAGCAGATAAAAAAGAAGTGGCTAATTTAAGATTATTTAATTACGTATGTAAAAATTGTGGCGCAAAAAAAGTACTTGATACAAAAGTTTTTGGCAGCCAATTACTCTGCGATTGTGGTGGTGAATTAGCCACAGTAGCATTAGGCCTAGATTTAAACTAAGGAGATTTTAATTATGAGTATGCAACAAGCACAAGGAAAAGGAAATAGTTTTGTATTAGTTAACTCAGCATTAGGAATGGAAGCAACCCACAATAAGGTGTACAAAGAACCTAAAAATAATATTAGAATAACCATTAGCAATAACCCCCTTAAATTAGCCGTAGCCAGGGTGTGTGCTGAATGGCTGTCTGCCGCTGACAGATCATGGACTTTTAATGGCAGTGTAGATAAAAATTCTGAGAGGCTTAGAAAGTATATCTCTTCTATGTTCCCAGAATTTACATGGCAGGTTATGCCATCTCAGTGTGCTTTTGATATCGTGTCTTTGGACGCTAAGGTAGCTATTGAAATTAAGTCGGTTAAAGGCAACAGTAAAAAATTGTTATCAAATGCCTCTATCTATCCTGAGCACGTTAAAGCAGTAGATATACTGCCTCGCAGAATGAAAGTGGGCGTGGCAGAGGACCTCATTTTAGATGTATTGGTGGTATGCGTAAGACGTACACAAGATGACATTGTTTATGACTATGCCATTGTTGATGGTAGCTTTTGGGGTTTTGAAGACAGTGATTTTACGGCCTGTAATGAAATGTTCGCTAATTTAAATAGTGAGGAATTTATGGGGGATCTACTGGCACTGTATGTTGAACGCTATCCAGAATCTACACATTTTATTACAAAGCTTCAAAATGGAAGTTACGGCAACTCCTTTTCTTGTAATTTAAGAAAGCTTATTCAGATTGCTAATCCGGTAGGCCGCTCTTTGGATATGTCTGGGGTATGGATGTAGTATGAAGAAAATTATAGCTATTAGCGGCACGCATGGTTGTTTTGGTAAAGGCACCTTAGTTAGAATGTATGATGGTACCATAAAACCAGTCGAACTTATAGTAGTTGGTGATGTTTTAATGGGGGATGACTCTACCCCAAGAAGAGTGTTGGAACTTAAAGACGGTAGGGAAGATCTTTATGAATTTGAATATATTGATGGAATAAAACATATTTATAATGCAAGTCACGAGTTAGTATTACAATACTCACAATCTCGTAAAAGTGGGGCTACAAAAAGATCACTAAAAAAGCAACAATTAGGTGATATACGTATAATAACAGTAAAAAATTATTTAAAATTAGGTAAACAAAAACAAAGAATTCTTTGTAAGTTTAATGCTGTTATTAAAAGAGCAGTAAGTAGTACCTTAGCAATACCGCCATATATACTGGGTGTTTGGCTTGGTGATGGGCATTCAGCAGGAACAAGATTAACTAATACAGATGAAATTATATTAAATACATTTAAGTGTTTCGCTGAAAGCAGAAATTTGTTTTTTAAACACGTTGGTAATACTAAGTATACTTATGGAATAACTAATGTTAGAGGTAAAGGGAATAGTTTTTTAGTTGATTTACAGAAATATAATTTAATTAATAATAAACATATACCCTTAGATTATTTTAATGCAAGTATAGAACAACGTTTATCCATTATAGCCGGTATACTGGATGCCGATGGACACTTAGATCAACGTAGTAAAGGTAGATATGAAGTAAAATTAAAGTCTAAACAACTAGCCTATGATTTATTTTATATTTCTAGAAGTTGCGGTATACACACAACAATAAAAAAAGTAAAATGTGTTTGCACAAATAATGGTAAAGAGGGATATTATTATAGGGTAAATTTAACAAGAGGTATAGATATAATACCATGTAAACTTGCACATAAAAAGGCGGTACAGGTAAAAAATCCTCAAAGAACAACATCAAGAGTGGGCATACGTAATGTAACCCCTCTTGGTATTGGCACTTATTATGGATTTACTCTTGACGGTAATAATTTATTTCTCCATGCAGATGGTACAGTATTAAAAAACTCTGGAAAAAGCACCATAGCGTATAGTCTTTGTACTAAAATGAAGTTGTCTGGTAAAAATGCCATAGTACTTGATGAGTTAGCTCGGAAATGCCCCTTTATTATAAATAAGGGGGCAGGTTCCCATACTCCAAGATGGTTAACATGTAAACAAATAACTGAGGAATTAGAATTACAAGATAAGGTTGATTTTGTTATTGCTGATAGGTCTGTAATGGACGCTTATTGTTACGATCTTACTATACATGGCAGCAATTCTACAATGTCGGCCTATGAAGGTGTAATAAAGGACCATATACTAAATTTATATAAGACTATTTATATACCAAATATGGATATGTTTAACTTTCAGTTAGCTGATGGTGTACGTGATTTGGACCCTAAATTTAGAAGTGATGTAAATACTAATATACTAAATACATATAATAAACTAAATATACCTTATAAAATAATTCATAATATAGATGATATATACAATGACTTGGGGTTATAAATAATGCGCCATTTTATTAAAAGCACAATATTAATTTTATTTCTATGTTTACTCAGTATAAGTAATACTTCGTATGCGGCAGATCTAACTTTTGCTTGGGCACCGAATACTGAAACTAACTTAAAAGGGTATAAAATTTATTACGGTTCAGCAACCCGTAGTTATACAATGGGCATAGATGTCGGATTACCAGCGACCAAAGATGGCAGGGTAACATACACAGTAGTAGGTGTACCAGACGGTGTTACCCTATACTTTGCTGCAACCGCTTATGATACCGATGGTTTTGAAAGTGACTATTCCAAAGAAGTCGTTGTGGCAACTGCTCAGGTTGACCCTGTTATAGAGCCACCCGTGCTTGATGGGGCATTAGACCCTAATACTATATTAATAAATTATCCTGATGCTCAACTTTTGGGTGGGAACTTATACGTAGGTACCACGGACAAGGATATTGTTGTATCTTGGCCTGTGGTATCTGGTGCGATTTCTTACACATTCAGGCTATATGATATTAATAAAAAGGTTTACCGTATAATATCTACAATAAATACAAATGTAATAATTATAAAGTTACCTGTTACAGGTTTATATAGGGTGGATTTAAAAGCAGACAATATGGTAGCTTGGGTGTCTGCCCCAAAACTAATTTCGGGCTGGGTAGCCGGCGCCGGACCAATAATAATACAATAAATTTAGGAGGAAATTAAAATGGCAAAAATTGTAAGTAAAACTCTAAGGTTTCCTGGTTCAAGTAGTGCTGATGTGACTGGGTATAAGCTTTATTTTGTAGATGCGACAATGGAATTAACCTATGATTCTCCTTCAATTGATCTTGGTATGGCCATGGAAGTAGATTTATCTACAATAGCCACAGGAAAAGAGGGTGTTTTTAATTTAGGTGTAACTGCATACGATGGTGGGGGCAATGAAAGTGACATGAGTGTTGCAACTGCGGTCCCTTTAGATTTTATTGCTCCAAATGCCCCCGGCGTGTTGGAGATAGTACAAGTTGGTTAAACAAAATGTTGTGTTTATTAAAAAGAGTTTTTAAACTCTGTAAAAATTGATAGCTACTTAAAGGGCTGATGTTATTAAAGCATCAGCCCTTTATTATAGAGGTGGCAATATGACCCTAAAAGCAGTATTATTTAGCATCATACTAGTTTTATTAACACAAGCTACTTCTGCTAACGATTTAGTAGTAGGTGTGTTTGAAAATAAACCTATAACTTACTATGACGAAGATAAAGCACAAGGCCTGTATGTAGATGTTTTGGATAATATAGCAGCTATGGAGGGTTGGAATATAACTTACAAAAGCTGTAATTTTTCAGAGTGCTTGGATGAACTAAAAACAGGTAAAATAGACCTATTACCAGCTATTGCAAAAACAGATTCTCTTGAAGAAACTCTTAGTTTCTCATCTATACCTTTATTTACTTTTTGGGGTGTTGTTTATACACACACTAACACAAGTATAAATACTTTTACGGAGTTGAATAATAAGCGTGTAGGGGTTATAAAAGACACAGTAATTGCAAATTCTTTTTACGACTATTGCAATAGTGTTGGTATTAAACCTACTTTGTTATATTACCAAAGTTATGCTGAATTATTTAATAGTATAAGTAGTAATGAGACCACATTTATTGTGGCCAACAATATCCATGATGCTGCCGCGTTAAAAACATATAATATAAAAAGAACGGGTTTATTTTTTTCTCCCTCCACCGCACTATTTGCTACACGTAAAGATCAACATTTAAACATACTATCCACTATTGACAATTATATGAAGGATTGGATAATAGATGAAGGATCACCGTACAGTGTTGCATTGCATAAATGGTTTTCAAAACTACCTATACAACAAAAATATCCTAAATACGGTGTAAAAGAAGTAATACCTTACTTAGTGTTGTTTGTGGCAATAGTAGCCATATTGTTATTGTTTACAACTAAATTTGGTGGTAAACTTAATACAACCGCGTATTCCATAGTATTCTTTATTTGGACCGCACTTATAGCCAGCTCCTTAGGTTATAACCACACTAGAATACATAATATTATAGAACACACAGCTTTGCTTGAAGCACAAAACATTTTTGAAAAGGATTTATTGCTTAGATCCTGGATTACTAACTATGGGGGGCTACCCAACTCTAATATGACAACTCATAAAAAAGAAACACATGCAAATGTGAAAGAGTGTCTTAATGGTAGTACTAGTAATCCTTTATTCAATCCCAGCGTCGTAATGAGGTACTCATATACTACGCTAAAAAACTTTGATGAGGCTGGAGTAACATTAGATACCCACAAAGCAGCCAGCTCCGCCCGCATTCTGGGTTTTAATACAAAAGATCAGCCAGAACTTTGGGAAAACAAATTATTAGAGTCTATAAAAGAAGGTAAAAAAATAGAAAGCTACTATGTGGATGATAACACTTTTAGGTATATACACACTATTTACGCAGTGGAGGGCTGTAAAGTATGCCACAAACAATTTAAGGATGGGGAATTAGTAGGCGCACTAAGTGTAAGCCTTCCAATGGATCATATGCATGACTTGGCAGATTCTAAAATGATAGTAGATTTATATTGCCATGCAGCAGTGTATATAATAGGTTTGTTTGGTATTTTTCTTGCGTTACGATCAAATGAATTACGTCAACAAGACTTACAAAAAGCCTCAATACGCCTTATAGAAAATGAGAAAAAATATAAAGATTTGTTTATGAACGCACCGTTGGCCTATCAATCCTTAGGCATACACGGTGAATTACTTGATGTTAATAATGCTTGGCTAGAATTATTAGGGTATAAAAAAGAAGAAGTACAAAAACGTAATATATTAGATTTTGTTGATAAAAGATATCATACCTATATAAATGAGCAACTACCTAAATTAAAAAAAGTTGGTTATCTTTCTGGTATAGAATATATTTTAAATAAAGCTGATGGTACTCCAGTCTGGGTTAGTGTCAGTGGTAGGGTTGGTTATGATAACAATGGTAATTTTAAACAAACACATTGTGTTATTACAGACATATCTGAGCGCAAACAGGCGGAGGAAGAAACCAAGTTACTAAGCCAGCGTAAAGAAATACTTTTAGAACTTAGTCAGATGGAAGAAAGAGATGAGGCAAGTATATTTGCTTTTGTGGCCGAAAGTATTTCAAAACTTTGTGACAGTTCTATAAGCTATGTTAGTCTGGTTAATAGTGATGAAGATAAAATAACCCAAGTAGCGTACAATGGCAAAGCTATGAGTGAATGCTCTAGGTCAGATAAATTAAATGTTACTTATAACTTAGATAAGTGTGGTGTATGGGCAGATTGTTTGAGAACAAGAGAAGCCATTTTTATAAATGATTATCCTAATTATATAAATAAACGTGGTTTACCAGAGGGGCATGTGCCTATAACTAATCATATGAACGTACCCGTATTTGATGGTAACAATATTGTAGCTATTTTTGGTGTAGGTAATAAAAATCATGGTGACTACAACAATAAAGACGTTGACCACTTGCTCAGCCTTGCCGATAATGTTTGGCGTATAATACAACGAAAACGTAATATAATAAAAACATTACGATTAGAAAAACAATTACGTGAAGCACAAAAAATGGAGGCCATAGGCACCTTATCTGGTGGGTTATCACATGATTTTAATAACATACTACAAATTATTTTAGGCTACTCTGATTTAATTATGCTGGAAATAAATAATGAGAAAACACCAAAAAAAGAGTATATACAAGCAATAGTAGAGGCTGCTAATAAAGGAGCCCGCTTAACAGGGCAGCTCAGATACTTTTCTGAAAAGGAAAGAAGTTTTAAAGAACCAATTAGCTTAAACAGATCAGTAGAAAGTACGGTAGAGCTTATGAAAAGAACTATACCTAAGATGATAAACATTGACTACTCCTTAGAAAAAGACCTATACCCTATTATGGCTGATGTTGGACAAATAGAGCAGGTTATAATGAATCTTGCTATAAATGCTGTACATGCTATGCCAGATGGTGGTGATTTAAATATAATAACATGTAATACGCATATAGGTGCTGGGCATACAGAATTTAAAGAAGGCACCTATGTAGTACTTACGGTTAGTGATACTGGGTGTGGTATACCACAAGAAAACATAAGCAAGATTTTTAATCCCTTTTTTACTACGAAAAAACAAACGACAGGTGGTTCAGGTTTAGGTTTATATGTGGTTTATGGTATTGTAAAAAACCATTCAGGTTATATAACGTGTGATAGCGTAGTTGATCAAGGAACTACCTTTTGTATTTATTTACCGGCGGATAGAACCGCTGTTATCAAACCGCCCACAGCGGTAATCACAGTAACAGATTATACTGAGGGCAATGAAACCATACTTGTGGTAGATGATGAAGAGTTTTTAACTGATTTAACTGAAAATTACTTGACAACACAAGGCTATAATGTTATATTAGCTAAAAACGGTGAAGAAGCACTGGATATCTATAAGAAAACCTTTAAAATAGATTTAGTTATATTGGATCTTAATATGCCTGGTATGGGTGGTATAGCTTGTTTGAAAAAACTATTGGAGTATGATCCTAAAGCCAAGGTAATAATTGCCAGTGGTTACTCAGATGCAGGACCTATTGGGGAAACAAAAACTATGGGGGCTTTAGGTTATTTAAATAAACCCTTCACATTAACTGATTTAGCGGTATTAATAAGACATGTATTAGATAGGTGATTTATAATGATTTATGATATTTTTGATTGTAAAGTTAGACCTGAAAAAGGGCGTCCCAGATCCAATATATATACAGGAACAGGATCAAATTTTGAAGTGCGCGCAGGTAAATGTGAAGACTTATTGCAAGCACTTCAAGACGATTCTATCCATGCTATAATCACAGACCCTCCATATGGGGTTAAAATGGATACTTGGGACAACGATATGCCGTCTGTAGAAGTATGGAACTTATGCTATGATAAATTAAAACCAGGTGGCCACTTAGCTATTTTTTGTCAGCCGTCAATGCTCCCTATTTTATATGCTAGGATGAGTCAAACACAGTTTGAATTTAGAGATCAATTAATTTGGGCATTTGCAGGTACACATATTAAAGGTATAAAAACAGAAGACGGTTCATATGGTAGTAAGATACGTAATGTCTATAACCCTATACTTATATATAGAAAAAAGCTTGTTGGGTCAGAATTAAATAATTGGTCCTTATACAGAACCAATCTACTTAATTTGGAGGATACTCGTCAAGTGTATAAAGGAGACCATTCTTCAATAGTCAGAAAATTTGAGGAAACTGGTAAGGGGCATATGCAATCAGAGACTAAAAGTAATACATTTAGTAAATTAAATAGGACTGAATGGGTGCCTAATAGTAGGGGGGCACTACCAACCAATATACAGTATTGTCCTAGAGCGGCCAAAGAAGAGAAAACTGTAAACAATACTATAAACAACCCACATGTATCTGTTAAGCCCTTAGGTATTCTTTCGTGGCTTGTAAAACTTCTAACTAACTCATCCAATCAACTGGTTGCTGATATCTATTGCGGTACTGGTAGTTTAGGGGTTGTTTGTAGAAAACTAAATAGGCCTTTTTTAGGTATTGAGATGGATCTAGAAACTGTGGAGATAGCAAAGTATAGAATTAAACATACATTTGACTTAGATGATAAGTATTTTAATAATATAAAACCTATATAATGCAATGTCGCCTAGTAACACTGAAGTAATAAATTCGTTTCATGCTACCGGCTATACATTTTAATAACATTATGTATAGGATGTAATACTAGGGCTAATAGTGATAGAGATTGGCACACGGCTTGGTACAGAGCTATTTTAACTAATAAATACGGGTATAAATATAGGTGATTAGTATGGCTAAGTCCCCATTAAGGTGGGCTGGCGGGAAAGGTAAGTTATTAAAAGATTTAACTAGCTATATGCCCACCGCTTATAATAGATACATAGAGAATTTTGCGGGAGGGGCGTCATTCTTTTTTCACTTACGTCCCAAAAACGCTATACTTATAGATTGCAACAGCGACCTAATAAATTTTTATAAGGTGCTTAAAAATAATACTCAGGAACTAATAGAAGCGTTGAAACAACACGTAAATGATGAGGCTTATTATTACACAGTCAGAGATCAAAAAGGCATGGATCAGTACAGCGATGAAGTAGATATAGACAAAGCAGCAAGATTTCTATTTCTTAATAAAACATGTTTTAATGGTTTGTTTAGAGTAAACTCTAAGGGTCTTTTTAATGTCCCCTTTGGTTTTAGAAATAACCCGACCATAGATGATGTGTTTTTATTAGAAGAGTGTGCTGAGAGTCTTGCCGATACCCACATCGAACGTGCGCATTACAGCAAAATACTTGATTATGTCAAGAAAGATGACTTTGTATATAGTGATCCTCCTTACGATATATTAGATGGTAATTCTTTTACAGGTTATAATAAAGATGATTTTAATCAAAAGGATCAACAGCTTGTAAAAAACTTGTGTGATGAATTAAACAGACGTGGCGTAAAATGGATGCTGTCTAATGCAAATACCGCATTCATACAAGATTTATATAAAGAGTACGTTATTAATGTAATAGAAGTCCACAGGTATATTAATAGCGATGCTGCTGGAAGAGGTAAAGTAGAAGAAGTTATAGTAACCAACTACCCAATAAAAAAACTTACTGTGGATTTATTTGGAGGATAATGATGTATCAATGGAGTAAACAATTAGAGGTTGGGAATAAGGGTGAACAGCTTATTAAAGATACGTACCCAAATGATTTCGATTGGTTTGTTAAAAGTCGTGCTTCAGACTTGGTATATATAAAAAATAGTACCCCTACCGAAGTTAAAACAGATACATATAGTATAAATAAAACGCCTAATTTTTTTATAGAACGTTATAGTAAAAAACATAATCTATCTCCTGGGGGACCTTGGCAGGCATGGGAAAAGGGAAGTAGGCTATTTATATATTTTTTTATTAACGATAATAAACTATTTGTTTTTAAAAATTTACAAGCACTCATAGTACTTGTAGAAGACTACACCAAAGAAAGGAATATCCCACTAATAGAGGTGCCTAATAACAACTATATAACATTAGGATATAAAATACCAAGAAAGATTTTGAGTAATTTATATGAAGAGGTAACCTTAGGGGAGCCAATAAAAAGCTTGGAGGTTTAATTATGTGCTTATTTTGTAATCAAGAATTTTTTGAAAAGCAGGGCGTGTTGGAATTAATAACTGCTTACGCTGTGGATGACTCGTATGCTGTAACAAAGGGGCACAAACTAATCATACCTTTTGTGCATAAAAAAACTTATTGGGATTTAAGTCGTGAGGAGTTGGATGATATATACAGCATTTGTACTATATTAAAAGAAGAAATGGTAAGAGAAGATCCCACTATAACTGGTTTTAATGTTGGCTGGAATTGCGGTGAGTCTGCTGGACAGACGATAATGCATGCGCATTGTCACCTAATTCCAAGACGTGACGGGGATGTAGAAGATCCTATCGGCGGGGTTAGGAATGTAATACCAGGTAAAGGTAATTATAAAAAACAACTTTAAGGAGATAAAAATGACTACTATTAATAGGATGGACATAAAAGAATTTAGAGAATTTGGCTTTTTACAGGAAGCCAATAGATTATTTTTTCATCCTTTGGGTTTGGCCTTGGAGATTATGATTGATGATGAAACAGGTGAAGAATGCTTAGGAGGTATTTGGGATTACCGAGATGACCCTGAGGGTATGGCCTTTGGAGACGGTACGATACAACAAAATAAAATTGATAATGTAGAAAAACTACGTTTATCTAAGGTAGCTTCCAGAAAACAACTTTTTGGTAATGATATTCAAGGAGTTTAATAATGAACGACGAGAGTAGTAATAATACAGCTATCTCAACACAAGAAATAGAATTAGCTGAATTACTTGATTCTTCTTACCCTTTGGCTAAATGGTTTAAATCTAAGTGCCCTGGCACATTTAAACATAGCCAATCAGTGGCTTCTATGGCAGAAGCGGTAAGTGCGGAATTAGGACTTGATATTCAATTTATGAAGGTGTGTGCTGTTTATCATGATATTGGTAAATGTGTTAATCCAAACATGTTTTCAGAAAACCAATTAGACAATGAAAATCCACATGATAGTTTAGACTCATGGATAAGTACTCAGATTATAACAAGGCATGTTGCTGACTCAGTAAATATACTGCTTGGTGACCATAAATTTCCAAGAAGTGTTATAGAAGTTATAAGTCAACATCATGGTAACGATATAGCTATTTATTTTTATTCAAGGGCAGGTAAAGATGCTGATCCAGATTCTTTTAGATATCCTTGCAGTAAACCTAAGTCAATAGAGGCTGCTGTGTTACTTATATGTGATAGAGTAGAGGCCACTAGTAGGTCCCTAGTTCAATCTGGTAATTTTGATCCTGCCGCCGTATTAGAACAAACCATAAATGGTTTGCTTGATAACGGACAGTTTGATGATGTAAACACCAAACTAGGTAACTTAAAGAAAATAAGGGCCGCTCTGGCCAAAGAACTTGAAGGTGTTTATCAAAAGCGTGTGGATTACGCCTCAGCCATAGAGGAGATTAAAGACTAATATGCCAGATTTAGCAACAATTATTGTTTGTGTGTTTGTAATTATAGTAAGCTTAAAAAATTTTTTAGACGCCAAAAAAGAAGTAAAAGATTGGCGTAATAAATACGACATCCTATTGGGACAAAAGAAAAGTTCTGAGGTGCGTCTAGGCAAAATAGGAGAAAACTTAGCCCCTTTTACTGATGCTTGGCCATATGCCCCTGAAGATTTTATTTTTATTGGGAGGGAGATAGATGGTATACTTATTAACGATAATGAAATTGTTTTTATTGAAATCAAAACAGGTAAATCTAAGCTAAGTAAGTCACAAAAAAATGTAAGGGACTTAGTAAAAGCAGGCAAGGTTTATTTTGAAACATTTAGAGTAGACGATACCGGCTGTGTGCTCACAAGAGTTTAGCATAAACCCTGCTTAATTTAATTATTAAGTGGGGTTTTTTATTGCATTAGTAATTAAGTAACCTATCTATATATAGAGTAATAAAGTTAAGTCTAATATTCCTACTAATATTAGGTTTATCTTTATTTATCGACATCCGGGCACGATGTCATGGAGTTAATGTTTTTCTAGTTACAAGTTTTTAGTTTTTTAACGCGTTAATAATTTAATAAGGAGATTAATAATGTCACGCAGCCTAATGGAACAGTTTGACAAAATTAGAGGTACTCGTACATTTTATGATGCAATGCTTCAGCAGTACGCTGAGCAGTGTGGTCGTGATTATGCTACAGCCACCTTTACAGTTACATCAGGTTCGCCTACAATTGCGGATGTATCTTCTTTTACAGGAAATGAGGTAGGTAACTACTTGGTTATTGACTCCGGCGATGCGGCCGGTGTTTATGAGATTACTGCGGTATCTGGTACCAACGCCACAGTAAGCCCAACCCCAAGTGCTACGGTAGCCAGTGTTTCCGGTAGAAGACACAATCATGAAAATTTAGAGGATGACTTGAACTATCTTCGTAGAATGATGAATTTGGTTGTTGGCGAAGATAATTGGAATGACACTCCTAACACAGACCTTCGGAATATGGCTTTTTTAATTCCCAAGAGGCCTAATTATGTTGGAGAAACCTCACAGTATGCTATAAGACCAGGTACAGCTACTTTTACCATAGATGATATAGATCAAACGGCAAAAGTTAGTAGTGGTGCACCTAGTGAAGAGTATACTGATAATACGGCCACAGTAACAGCTGGAACTACAGTAAGATTTACTGACGATAATACCATGGTTATTAGTATAGCAGGGGGTTTTTACCCAGCAGATACTGGTACCCTTCAAGTAGTTAAAGACGGCACTATTGTTGGTACATTGGATCTAGCTGCAGCTTTTGCGGCCGATGGTTGTGTTTTAGAAGAAACCGAAGCAGATGTGGGATCGAATCCTAATCACACAGCTACAAATGTCGGTACAAATATAATTAACCTTACAAACAGACGTTGTATGAACACTACTGTTGATGGCTACGCTGGTTTTTGGCCTCCCTATCAAATAGCCAGTATGAGTGCGACACTCACACTAGCCGTTGGTTATGTAGGACAAATAGTAATTCAACACACCGTCGGCGGGTCGGCTTCTTATACTTATGCCAGTTTTTGGGTTGATACTACTGACCAGGGCATAGCTGCCCCGGCACCAACAGTAACAGAAAATACACCATCAAATAAGTATTTAAGTGGTGTACCCTATTACAATACCGGATCAACATTTAATATCAGTGTTACAGATACTGAGGATTTATTTGATAGAGGATATGTTTCAAGTCCTCTTAGACTTAATCTTAGTGAATTTAATGCGGCAAACCAGACACCCACACTTACCAATTTGGGTTTAACGGAGCCTTTGGCTATAACGGATACAATAGGTACTTATAACTCTTCAATAACGGTAGGAGCAGGTAATTTTAGAGATTTAGATGCACGTGCTACCGCCACCTATTGGAATGTATTTGCTAGTGCCACATCAGCTAGTTCTGCTGCTGGCACATTTAGAGTAGATACTTACGGAGTTACAAGTACAAACACTATCGAGTATTTTGATGATGAAGACAAACGTTATGTTGGTACAGAAGATTTTACTGACATCACTTTGGGCGATACTCCATCAACAGACAGTGCTTGGGTAGAAGCCACAGATAGAAGTGCCGGTGGACATTTAGAGACTTATAATGGTACATTAGACTATCCATCCATTAACCATTCTCTATTCTTGCCAGCCGGACCTAACTACTCTGCGGTATCTGGTGATTGTTATTATTACAGAATTTTTATTGCTACTGGTGCTTTCAATCAAGGCACAATTACATTCTCTGGTTGGTCTAACGCATTGACTACAATCCAGGGAGCTGATGTAGAAGTTCATCTGCGTCTACCCAATTGTTCTGACTATGGTAATGGAAATACTGCAGTTTGGCAGGATTTAGCTGTTGATCAGCAGACATACGCCGGCAATGGTTGTTTAGGTGCAGGTTCTTCTGGAAGTACTGTGGCCTTTAGCTTTGGTACCACGAGTTCTTCCAGTTTTGGTAATAGGATCGTTATGCGTATTAAATTTGCTAATGGTAATCCTACGGCATTGACTCAGATTACTTTTAATCCTACATTATAAAGGAGATTAATTATGGCTTTTTCAGATACTTATAGAGAAAGTATTCAAAGCAAGCATCTGAGTAATGTAGGGTTCACGTCAACCGCCAAAGGTGCGTCTAACGAATCATTTGCTTTAAAGAACCCTCATCAGATACTCGCTAATCAAATTCCAGCCATAGATGTGGTTGCTACTTACGGTCCGTTGGTAGCTAGCGGCATCACAGCTGGTTTAGTTGAAAAACACACAATAAAACTTACAGCAGATCCTACTGTAAATGGTAATAAGGCTTGGATAGGTTACGAAAGTGACTGTATTGAAACAGGCCATTCAGCAAGAGGCGCTATCCGTATAGATATGTGGATGCGTTACGCGGAAACTCAGTACAAACTTCGCGTGTTTGCTGATAATGGTGCTGGTACAGCTCCTAATTATGCCTCTGAAATTTTAGCATCAGAGACTGCTTTTAACTGGGAGTACGATGCGTCAGCTGGTACAGTTTACTTTGATGCTGATCCAACTGGTTTAGGTTACACAGGCCCTCTTTGGGGCGAGATTTATAAATACACAGGTGAATTTTTATCGGATAAGATTGACACCACGGTTTCTGGTGGTGGTAAATCTTTTCTATACATGACTGATGGCGTCAATACCGCTGAAGCATCAAGCTCTGGGGATACATTAACTTTCCAAGCATCTGGTGGTCTTAACGTTACAGTTGATAGTGTCGGTAAAATAGTTACAATCAGTGGTGCTGCAAATATTCAGCACGCTAGTGCTGATATGGTTTATAATGGTGGTGTGTGGGAGTATGATGGTAACTTTACTACTGTACCCGCCGATCTTGAAGTGTACTACAATGGTGTCAAATTTAAAAACTCGGCAGACTATTACACAGCTGCTGTGGCCGCGGGCGTACTACAAGTTACACCTGCTTTTGATACATACACAGATGATTGGGTCAATATAGAATGGAATTCATCTTATGCCGCATCTGGCGGTCTTAAAGTTTGGGTTGAAAAACTAGCTAACTATACGGCTTTACCTTATGATAGAATAGTGGTAAATACCCAAGCAGTTTCTGCCTATACCATTTCATTGCCACCAAACCCAGTGTTTGGTGTACCTGTATCTATTTTTGATGGAGGCGGTAATTGTGGTACAGTAAATGTAACAATTAGCAGGAATGGTAAATTAATTATGGGGCTTGATCAGGATTTAATAATAGATGTAGATGATGCTTCGTTTGAGTTAATTTACTATAATGATACTTACGGTTGGAGAATTATAGAGTAATACATGATTGAATAAGCGATGAATAAGGGCAACATTTTGTTGCCCTTATTTTCTATTTTAGTTCAAATGTATTTAAGGAGATATAACTAATGCTTGGCTATTCATCATGATGATATTAAAAACACCCTCACAGATAGAAAAAATAAAAACCAGCTGTAAAATAGTAGCTACTTTTCTTAGTAATTTGAAAGTTTTAGCCGTTCCTGGTGTAACTACTCAATATTTAGAACAAGTAGCCAATGAGTTAGCTGTATCCCATAAAGCCATAGCAGGCTTTAAAAATTATAAAGGTTACCCGTATGCGATATGTGCTTCCATTAATAATCAAGTAGTACATGGTTTTCCTTCTAATACTACATTACGTGATGGTGATGTACTTAGTATAGATTTTGGTATATGTAAAGATTATTTTTATGGTGACGCCGCTATTACACTGCCAATAGGAAATGTAACGAAGCAAAATCAACAGCTAATAGATACAACCAAAGAATGTTTATATAAAGGTATTGAAAAAGCTGTCAGCGGTAATCGTATAGGGGATATATCAAATGCCATACAAACACACGCCGAAAGCAATGGTTATTCAGTTGTACGCGAATTTGTTGGTCATGCTGTGGGCAAAGATTTGCATGAAAGACCTCAAATACCAAACTATGGTAAAAAAAATAAGGGTGCTATATTAAAAGCAGGTATGGTATTAGCCATAGAGCCCATGCTTATAGAAGGCCCTGATTGTAGGGTGTTTAGAGAAGCCAATGGTTGGACAATATCTACCGCTTCAGGAAAATACTCTGCTCACTTTGAGCATACGATTGAGGTAACAAGAGATAAACCTAATATCCTAAGTATAGTACAATAAGGAGGATGTAAATGTCAAATTATTCTGATTACGTAAGTACAGGTGGTGGAGCTGGTGGAGAAATATCTGTATCAGACATTACCACTGATGCCGCTTATTATCCAATGTTTACGAGCACAATATCCGGTACTATGAGTGCCGCAGGGGTGTCTTCAAATAAATTATCTTATAATCCTTACACAGGTAATTTTATTTCCGTAGGTTTTGTAACATCTTCCGATGAAAGACTAAAAACAAACATACAGCCAATATATGGTGCTTTAGATATGTTAAATAATTTAGAAGGCTGTTCATTTGATTGGATCTCTACCGGTAAAAAATCTTATGGTTTTATAGCACAAGAGGTGGAGATTACAATGCCCGAGCTTGTGGTTACCGATAAACATAACATGAAAGCTGTCAACTATATTGCTACAATAGGTATATTGGTAGAGGCCATAAAAGAGCTTAGAGAGAGGCTAGAAATATTGGAGGATAAATAAATGGGATTCAGAACATTAGAAGGTGAGTTAGACAACCTCTTCTTCACTGATTATGAGCTGATAGATAGATTTGTAGGACATACTTTATTTTCTTGGGGTTACAATAACTTTGGGCAAATGGGTGATTCTTCCACTATTTCTAAATCATCCCCAATTCAGATAGGGGCACTTACTAATTGGAAACAAGTAAGTTCTATTGGTAATGTCTCTGCTGGTATCAAAACTGACGGTACGTTATGGATGTGGGGCTACAATAATAACGGACAGCTAGGTGATGGAACAATTGCGCCTAAATCATCCCCGATACAGGTAGGTAGTTTAACAGATTGGTTGTCTATAAAAGTTGGTTCTATAAATGCACTAGCTATAAAAACTGATGGTACCTTATGGTCTTGGGGTGCTAATAGCTACGGTCAGTTGGGCGATGGAACAATTGCCCCTAAATCATCTCCAATACAAGTAGGCAGTTTAACAGATTGGAAAGATGTAATTACATACGATTCACACGTTTTGGCTATAAAGACCGACGGTACTTTATGGTCTTGGGGTAGAAATACTTATGGGCAGCTTGGTGATGATACTGTGGTAGGAAAGTCATCTCCTATACAAATTGGAACTTTAACCGATTGGAAAGAGGTTGCTTGTAGTAGTTTATCTTCCCATGCCATAAAGACCGATGGTACTTTGTGGGCTTGGGGATATGCTTATGTAGGTGTATTAGGAGATGGTACTACTACACGTAAATCCTCCCCGGTACAGATAGGAGCACTCACGGATTGGAAAAATCTTTCAGCTGGTTGGTTACACGTTTTAGCCATTAAGACAGATGGCACTCTTTGGGGATGGGGGTTAAACTACTACGGTCAAATAGGCGACGGTACTATTGTTGATAAATCATCCCCTGTTCAGGTAGGGGGTTTAACTGATTGGAAACAGACCTCCGCTTGGTCATCCAATTCTTTTGCTACTAAGACCGATGGCACTTTGTGGTCTTGGGGCCCTAATAACTACGGCCAGTTGGGAGATGGCACAATTGTACATAAGTCCTCTCCTATACAAGTAGGCTCATTAACAAATTGGAAACAGGTGGCTGGTGGAGCAACACCTCTTGTTGTTACATACGGAAACTAAATGGAGGATATAAATGAAAGTATTAGTATCTAATAATAAAGTGATATTAGGGCCTACCTGGTGGAACCAGAATATGTTTCAATCTGTTTTAACAGATGAGCTAGGTTTAAATTTTACACTTCCAACTATTACGGAAGATTCAGCAGCATACTCAGTTAGTGATACTGTAAAGATACTTCCTGTTGAATTTACTGCTGTAAATTATGACCACAGGATTCAGCAACTAGCCGGGCCTAATTGGACGATACAAGCGGATAAGGCTATCGCCAGCTACACCGTTGTAGATAGACCTATTGAAGCTGTACGTAATGAACTTAAAGCAAAAGTGGCTAATCTTCGTTGGCAGAAAGAGGTTAGCGGTACAAAAATCACACTTCAAGACCAAGAAATAGGAGTTGCAACTGATAGGGAGACACGCAATATGTACTCACAGGCATTACTACTTGGTGTTGCTGGTGTTAATTGGAAGTTTGGTAATACATGGCTTGTATTATCTCTTGCAGATCTACAAGTTCTGGTATCTGCTGTATTAGCACATATACAAGCGCAATTTGAATGGGAATCTGGCATAGTTACATCAATAAATAACGCGGTTGATTTAAATACTCTTACTGCAATAGATGATTCTCTTGATGTACTACTATAATACCGAGGTGTAAAGATGACAATAACGACCAACTATAAAAGAGCAGATGGTTCTGACTGCGGTAACTTTGTCACAAAAGATTATTTGTTACGTGTTTACCCACAATTAGTACCGTCCTCAAAAAGGGCTAGTATATGGACTTGGGGACAAAATGCTAGTGGGCAATTAGGTGACAGTACTTTAATTGGTAAATCTTCACCAATACAACTCGGTTCCTTGGTAGATTGGAAAAACATTGCTGGTGGGTGGCAGCAAATGATAGCCACTAAGAATGACAACACTTTGTGGACTTGGGGCAACAATGTATACGGACAGTTGGGTGATGGTACAACCACAAGATCCATATCTCCGCAACAAATTGGGGCTCTTACGGATTGGGCAAGTGTTGCTTCTGGGCATATTTTTATGTTAGCTTTAAAAACTGATGGCACCATATGGTCTATCGGCGGATCTAATACTGTCGGACAACTTGCAGATGGTACAACTATTTCTAAATCATCCCCAATTCAGATAGGGGCGCTTACTAATTGGATATCGATAGCCAGTGGGGGTGGGCATGGCGCAGCTATAAATTCGAGCGGCGCACTCTGGATGTGGGGAAGTAATACAGACGGCCAGTTAGCGGATGGGACTTTGGATAGTAAATCCTCTCCAATTCAGGTAGGGAGTTTAACTGATTGGAAGCAAGTTTCTTGTGGCCAATTATATACCCTTGCTTTAAAATTGGATGGTACCTTATGGTCCTGGGGCTATAATAATGGTGGCCAACTTGGAGATGCTACTAGTGTGGGTAAATCATCACCGGTACAGATAGGCTCCTCGACCGACTGGGCTAGCTGTGAGGCGGGGCAATATCATGCAGCAGCCATAAAAACCGATGGTACCTTGTGGACTTGGGGTGCTAATAACTACGGACAGCTGGGTTTGGGTTCTGTGCTTACAGCAAACTACTCTTCACCAGTACAAGTAGGCTCCCTTAGTAATTGGAAAAAAGTATCTTGTGGATATAGTTATACCACAGCTTTAAAAACGGACGGCACTATTTGGACTTGGGGCTTTAATACCGATGGGCAACTTGGGGACAACACAAATGTACATAAGTCATCTCCAATCCAAGTCGGGGGTCTAAATAATTGGAAAAACATTTTCGGATGTAATACCAGCGTAATAGCTATAACAGATTTAAATTATTAGGAGATAAAATGTCAAATCCAACAGGCTATAAATTTACTTATAATGATCAGGTAGTAGATTTTAATGACTTGTTCACCCGGAGAGATTTATTTGACTTTGGTAATTTATTTACATCCGGTGATAACGAATTCGGCGCCATAGGCGATAGCACACAAGTACACAAATCATCTCCAATTCAAGTGGGTGGTTTTAATAATTGGAAACTAATTGCAGGCGGTTACAGACAATTTTCTGCAATTAAAGCTGATGGTACCTTGTGGTCATGGGGTAGAAACCATTACGGTCAATTAGGGGATAGCACTTTGGTAGATAAATCATCCCCAATACAAGTAGGAAATCTTACTGATTGGCATACACTGGCTAGCGGGCGTGTCCATCTAGCGGCTATAAAAGAAGATAACTCACTATGGGCTTGGGGTTATAATGGTTATGGCCAACTTGGTAACAATAGCATAGTTAATACATCATCTCCAATACAAGTAGGATCTCTCACTAATTGGCAGCATATTTCCTGTGGTACATACCATACTGCGGCCCTTAAAACAGATGGAACTATTTGGACTTGGGGTTTTAATGATAGCGGTCAATTAGGTGATGGGACGGTTGTGTCTAAATCATCCCCAATTCAAGTTGGCTCTGACACAGATTGGGCATTGATAAATTGTGGGTACTACGCTACCATGGCAATTAAAAATGATGGTTCCCTTTGGCTATGGGGTGATAACGCCTTAGGACAGCTTGGAGATGGTACAACAACACCAACAAGTTCACCTGTGCAACTTGGGTCACTTACTGATTGGAAATCGGTATTGGGTGGTTTCAATTTTACGGTTGCAATTAAAACTGATGGTAGCTTGTGGTCTTGGGGACGAAATCTTCGTGGTAATTTAGGTATCGGTACTTTTGAGGATAAATCATCTCCTATACAAGTGGGCGCTATGACAGACTGGAAAACGGTGGCCTTAGGTTATAGCCATGTATTAGCAATTAGAACTGATGGTACACTATGGGGCTGGGGTTATAATACGACTGGAACACTAGCTTTGGGTGACATAGTAGATAAGCCTACTCCCACCCAAATTAGTTCTAGAACAAACTGGAAGAGCATAGGTTGTGCTAACTTCACATCAGGTTTTATTACATATGCAAATTAAGTATAGAGAAGCATCGTTTGATGCTTCTCTATATCATTTTATATTATCCCTTCATTAGCAATTCTTTTAATTTATTCAAAGGCCCATCCCAACTTCTCAACTCATGTTGTCTTAATAAAGTAAGATTATCTCCATACCACTTACTTTTATACTCATTAGATGAGCACCAAGTGTAGTAGGCTGTACACGGTATTAAACCATACGTTTTTTTATCCATTGCTGCAGCAGCATGTAGTATAGAAGTGCATGACGATATTACAATATCTAAGTTGTTTATTACAGCCAACGTATCCTCAAAGGACACTAACTCGTCTGACAGATTATCCAGATCATAGTGCTCCTGTATTTGTTCCACGCCTTCGTCGCGTTGTAAAGAATATAAATCAAAATTAAAGGGGAACACTACCTCATACAACTTATCTAAGGGTACACTTCTATGTAAATCGTGTTCATACTCAGGATTACCACTCCACCTTATACCTACTTTAAGATTATTGGTTTTGTTCATCCAATCCCATTTCTTTTGGTGGGCTACTGATGGATATAAATACTTACCTTTCCACAAATCTTTTGGTTGTAGGTCTAAGTAGATTGGTAAAGACATGCTGTAAGTCCATAGAGCGTCCTTAGGGACGTTTTCTAATGAATTGATGGTAGTGTACCCATGCCTATTAAAAATGGCTGACAGGTCCTTTCTAGTAGTATACCATAGAGGTACCATACCATAGTCTACAAGCTTGTCACAGAAACGTATGTTTATAATTTCGTCTCCTATACCACCTTCAGCCACTATAACTATGGTTCTTCCGGGCTGTATACCACCTTCCCAAAATTCTAGCGGTAGTTTTATATTTTTCCAAATATTTAACTTCTTGCCTTCTAATAAGAAGCCTCTTAGCCCTTCTTGAAACTTATCATTATATAGATCATAAGTTCCCAGGTTAAACTTAACTCTGGTGGCTAACTGCTCATCTAAACCCGGTCTTGTGTTTAACCCTCTAAGTATAGATTCAGATTCTTTTTGTCGGTTCATTAAGAACAAACTAAAAGCTTTTTCTAAAAGAAGTTCTGGGTCTTCTGGTGTCAGGGCCTCATTAAGCTTCAAATAAAATAAGGCTTTGACTGGCATGTTGGCGTGATTACATACCTTAGCTAGGTTAGCCCGTACAACGTAAAGCATTTCGTTGCCGGCGGCCACAGAAAGGGCCTTCTCCGCCCACTTAATAGACTCTTTATAACGTTTAATATCACAGTAACCTTTTGCTATTGAATCATACTCTTCTACTGAATGAGCATACTTACCAAAGGTCATTAGAAGCTCCGCAGCCACCCTGTTCTCGTTACGTTCTTTAAGGAATAATATAGTTTCATTTAGCATTTTACCACCACCAATTTCATATGAGTTTCAATTACCACATTAACACATTCTCTTGTAAGTCTAACATTTTGTTCAAATGAATTACTTGCTAATATATCTTTATAGAATAAATCAGGTATAAAGTTATATTGTACTATTTCAAAGTCTACATTAAATCTAATACCTAAACAAGAAGAGCTACCACCTCGTTCTATTTCCAGCGCATTATATTTTTTACTGAACAGCCTCATGCCTTCAACGGTAATCGGTCTTTTATGTGTTGGATCGTTAATAAATACTTCGTGGAAATGGTGTGGTACTTGTATATCTATAATAGCTCCATGCTCACATACTCTATATAATTCTTGTAAACAATGAAAGAAACCATTTCCAAGATGTTCTAATATGTGATATGCTCTTACCTCACTTACAGTATTTTCTTTAAAAGGTAGTATGTCCCTTTCTAAATCTATGACATAGTCTGGTTTACAATTAGGATCTATATCTATGTTTATATAATTATCGTACTCTTTGTAACCGCCACCTAAATTAAGTTTCAAGCCCATAATAACCTCATTGTTAGAATTTATATTTAGTAACTTTGCTAATATAACATGCACACATTACTATGTCAAGTATTTTGGGGTACACTTTTTATCGCGGTTCATAAGATACTTTTGGCGGCGAATAAAAAAAATTAAAGTAAAAAATTAACTGTCCTCATTATACTATATATGAATAAATACAACAATATAAAAGTAGTTAGTGAGGTGGCACCATGAACCATTTTTAACTCGGTTCATAGACCAGTTTTTACGGGAAGATAAAAAAAATTTATAGTTACTAATTAAAAAGAATTCATTAAAAAGATAGGGGGACTATTATTATGAACTCTGAAAGTGTAGTAAACCTAGTACAAACACAACAAGTTGTTGCCTTTTGGTTAGAAAAAGTTTTAGGGACTAATTGGAAAACTATTACAGGAGGCTTCTTGATTATCGGAAGTGTAGTCATTGACTTGATGGGTAGCCATACGGCGGCCAAGGCGGTGATGGATGCGGGGCTAGGCTTAGGTGTGGTAGGAATTGGTCACAAGCTTCAAAGGCTCTAGTAAGCTAGTGAATGCCCTGCGAAAAACCGGGCGTCTAGGATGGGTGTACTAGGGAGTTTGCGGCTCCCTAGTTATTTTCAGATAGGACAATTATTTTTATTTTACTCTTTACAAAGCCAACCGCAGTAACCTTTATTAGTGTCCTTGCGTATAGAAGGCTGTGGTTGCTGTGGCGGGTGTTTACATGTGTTAGACCGTGACGGGAATTCATATTCATAATATATTTGCCACGCCATGCACTCTTCTGCCACACAAAGCAACGTAACATCTTTACAACATCGTAACTTTTTTGCCTCTTCGGCTGTCAGCGTTGTCATAATTAACCACACTTATCCAACATAGCAGTTAATGTTTCAAAAAGTGCAATGTCTACCATGATTGCACCTATAAATAGGTACTTGTAACCTGTTCTATATTTGGCGTTGATCCAGGCTATTGCTACTGTACACATGTTCTAGCTCCTTTCAAGAACCTCTTGAATATATTTAACCTCAACCTTTCTTTTGTTTTATATCACAGCTTTTATTGGAATAAGAATCACTATACCAACCACCACCTTTAAGATGGAATGATGAAAGTGATGGTACCTTTCTTCCAATACCTTGGCATCTTAAACAAACAGCCATAGAGCTGTCTTCTTTTATACCTCTTGTTTTCTCGAATCTTTTGCCACAAGACTCACATATATACTCATAAATTGGCATACTTCTTTATCTCCTCCAAAGTGTCCGCTACATTATTATGTAAAATACCAATGCCACCTTTTGCACTCCATTGCTTAATCGTTAACTCATTATCATCTATAAGTATTGTGTTCAACCCGGCATATTTTTGTTTAGAGTCAACTGGGCATATAATAGCCTCCCAACAAAACCTGCTACCTAAATTGACATCTATCCAATCAGCTTTTCCTATAATAGCGTCAAGTTGCAATTGAGGTACTGTGGGGTATGCGGTTAATATTTTTGTATGGAACTTTTTTAATATTGTCCACAGCTTTTCTGCTTCTGGCAACCACTCTAAATTTCTCCAAAAGTTTGGGCCTAGCTTACGTATATCTTCCCAGTATTCATTTCTATTGGCAGCCCAAACAGCATGTGAGGTAAGTTGTTTACCTGTCGCTATACTGGCACCTTTAAGAAAGTTACATAAAACACCGTCTAAATCAACGTACCAAACGTACCAAGTATCGTTCATAACGACTCTATCAGACAACGGCCCTACTGTATATTTTCCAGGCCTTTCAAGTATTTCGTATGTAACTTTTCTCTTCGGCTGATCTAATGCATCTGGATTACCAGTAAATTTTATACCTAACTTTTCAGCCGGACTTCCTTTTCTTGGCCTCATATTAATGTTTCTTTCCTATTTTAATAGTTTATTTGGTATTACTTCATCAAAACGTTTTTGTAGCGTCGCCGCGGCATGTAGTCGTAGCTTCTGCTCCTCATCAAAAGAGCGGTATACTTCTTCGCTGGGGCAGTGTTCACCAAGTACACTGAGTGGTACCTCATGTAAGTCACCATATAGTAGTGTGTACACAAACACATTAAGCTTTTTGCTGGACATGCTAGCAGTGCCTCACAGTTTAAGTTTGTTCTTAACTACTGATTGATTCAACCAGTGTCCGTCGGTCTGTACATGATTTTTCCTTACATACTTAGCAACATGCGTACCAAATTCATCATATGGAAAAGAGTCGGCAGTACGTATGACGTAACCTTCATGCTCATTTGCGTAAGGTTTAAATAAATCCTGTAAGAGTGTTTCAAGGTTATCGTTTACTGTGCCCCTCCAAATAACAGGTACTGTAATTAAACCCATGTGCTTACAAACATCAACGGTTATATCCCAAGGTAAACATATATTTTTATCATTCCACACAGAGTATACCTGGAAATAGCTCAATAACGCATTGTAAGGTATGCTGTGGCATGCGTAGAGGTTCTCACCACATACCCTATGGCCATCGGGTATTAAGCCGCTAATGGCACTATGAAGGGCTTTTAACCAGTGCCTGGATGGATGGTCCTTAGAATCAATAGATCTGGCATGCATGTGATTATTATATAAAGTTGTCGCCTCCCCGTCCATTTTCAATGACATGACTATTTCTTTTCCAAGAAAATGGGAGGCGTCTTTTAATACTTTGTCATCATTTGTTTTGCCAGGACTCCAAGGAAGGTGTAGAGTTCTTGGGTACTTGTAATATTTCATGGCGCTCACTTACCTTGTTTTACTTTGATACGTAATACATTTACCATTAACAAGCTTTATACGACCATCGCCTTCCCTGTCTTCTGGAGGATCGCAGGCGCCGTGTTTGTTATATTTACAGCTGCGCTTATCACAGTCTATATAGGTGTAGTTAATTCCCAGCATTGCTTAAGCCCCCTATTTCCTAAAACGTCTTCGTACCCTCAACCTGGCGAGTGTGGCACTTCTATATGCCTGTTGTCCCATTAAGAAGCACTCATCCGTATAGATAAGCTCTTTAAGATCAGCAGGGCACGCATTGTAATTCTTCAACACTGTTATAGCACGTTTTACTTTGGCCGGCAGTGGTATATGATTAAGCATTTTCAATTCATATACAAAACTTTCAGGTGTTAAATCTACAAAAGCTCTTTTATCCACCTCGAACCAAGCAAAGTTGTTTACTCTATCATAGTACCAACCGTCTCTTCCAACCATTGGCCTGATCTCATGGACATAACCGGAATAGTTTTCAACACACTCAGTTAATGTGATTTCTTCCCCCAACAGCCTTCTATAAAAATAAAAGAAGCTTGGTAAGGGTAGGACTTTTAGTTTAATATCTTTAAATGTTGTCATAAATAAACCCCCACCCTTTACAAGTCACATTAATAATCAGCTCCATCAATCCACCAGGTATTTTTACAGTCTAAACACCTGTGTTCAAAGTCGCCGCGGTCATTCTCTCTGCACTGTGTTCTGCCGCCCTTACACTTGGGGCACACGCAGTCTTTACAATTAGTCCAGTTAGGTTTTTTATTTTTGTCACTCATTTTCTTCTTTTTGCCTCTCCTCTAAAAGTTTAACTGTTTGCCTTGCAAGACGCAATGACGCTTCTGTATTACCAGACTGTTCACCATTCATACCAGGAAAGAAGAATCTGTTGGTGGAATACATCTCCCAATAAAAGCTACAATAATTCATGAAGTATTCCTTTATACTGTCATCCTTTATTGCCGCGCGATAGACTGGGGCAAAGTACGGCCAATTGTTAAAGAATCTATGAAAATAGTTTTCAGTAACAACCGCCTTTATAGGATCTACAAAGAATGGTTGAGATATTTTAAGTGTGCTTCCAGGTTGATTCGGTACAAAGTCTTCCACCTTTTCCAGTATTGCACATAACATGTTATGCTCTGTAAGCTGTTTCTCAACAGACGGCACAGTATGTGTAAAGTAGTCCTCCTCACCGTTATCATAGGCTATTATCTTTTGTTGTAATTCGTCAAAGCTTAGGTTAAACAGCTCTTTTTCACGCCCTGGCATGTTTATCATATAATCCCAGATGTCACTATGTATAAACATACCAGACATACTTTTAAGCAACTTAACTTTTTCCTGGTCTTCTTTATTAACGTAAATAAAGTAGTCAGTAAGCGCTAAGAATGCTTTGGGTAGGGCCGACTTTGCGTCGTAATGACTGCCCGTATAAACCACACTTCCAGTATGATCGTATACTTCAAAGCCTATACCCATAATACGATGTCCATTATTAGGGTAAATAGGTCGTTGATCATAGCCAGCTATGAGTTTAACCAGGTAAGGAAAGTCCTCATAAATATAATCATACCAGGCTTCTCCCGGTATGTCAAGTCGTTTAAAACCCACTTGTTCCAGGTATTTACCATCAAAATGAACTCGATAATCTCTAACTACACCACGAGTTCCATTGGTGGCAAAATGTTTAAATAAATCGCCGAAATAATCATGAGGCTCTCTACCACAAGTAATGCAATCAACAAAGGATTCTATGGGCATACCCATATATGCTTCAATGGCCTCGGTGTTTGCATCCTTTTCTATGTGTTCTATCGAACCATAATCATTATATTTACCAAAGATTGGTAAACAAAAAGGAGTTAATAATGAGTCGGGCTCAATGAGCATCTGGTTGGGTATTGGTAGTTTACCATCTTTGGCTAAATGCCGCTTTATTACCAACGGAATAAATGCTATACGTTGGCCAGCATTAATACTTACATTACTAATTGAGCAAGCTACATTGAAAGAGCCCATAGTAACTCCTTTTAGTCAGTGTTTTGTCTTATTACATTATTCCCAAAATCTTATTTCGTGTAAGATTTATTGGGTTATTCCTTTTGTAATGCGTATTTTTGTAGCGAAGCACAACCGGACTATCATCCTCTTCCACACCATCTGTGATGTATTTGAGTAGGACGTTGTCGATGTCTGTGTAGCGACGAAGGCCGAGTTGATCGAAATCACTGTCGGTTACACCCAGACCATCAGTCGGTACCGCTGTTATACACGCGTTAAGTGCTTCTGCTTTATCCACGGCGTCGTTCATGGCATACTTTTTACAGAGCCAAGCCGCCAGCCCGTACACTTCAGTTTTCCACAGATTCTGTATCATGCCATAGTCGCCAACATCACCATGCATTGTCCAAAAGCCAAGCAGCAGCTCCGTATAATTATCTGTTGACAAAACAAGACCGTTATTAAGATGGGCCAAATCATACAGTAGTATCATGCGAGTTCTTGCTTTTACATTACCACGGCGAATCCTCTCTGCTTTTGTAGTGATATCATGCCTGGCCGGATTTGATATGGATTTATACAGATTATTGTAGACATCATCCAAGGATACTGTCTCAAAGTCATCACAAAAGCATTTACCAATGGCGGAAGCGCGTGCTATTTCATCCGGTTTATTTGTTACAATAGGCATACTTCTGCCTATAAGGGTAATACCCGTCTCGTCACAAATAACGCGTGCCAAGGCAGCCACTAAGGCACTATCTATACCACCTGAAATACCAATCACCAAAGATTCCAGACGGCTCCTTCGCACGTACTCCATACCCTCGGCCAAAATGTTGTTATACATTTTATTGTACTCTGCACTAATACTAAGCATTTATTTTCAAAGCCCCCTTATAAAGGTTATTATCTTTAATATATTGCATTACAGATTGTGTCACATTGTATGATATACCCTCTCTGGCAATTTCCTTACGTACCTCAGTAGAAGACACGTTGCCTATGCCGGAGGTACATTTAACAAATTTATGTTTTCCGATAGTATACCAACTGCCCTCTACATACGGGCTACCTGGACGCTCCATAACTACAAATGAGTACTGACTTATCAAACGTTCCCACTCATGCCAAGTTTCAATCTCTGCGGCTTGATCTGTTCCGATACAAAAGAAAAAATCCGCATCGATATATGAGGCCAAGCGATCTAAAACAACAACTGTTGGTTCTATCAACTTGTTGGCTATCTCGTAGGAACAAACATTTATACGTTTATCAGAAATGTCATTACATGTTAACTTTAACATGTTTAAACGGTGATTGGCGTCCTGCATATTTTTATCATTCCAGGAATGATAGCTCGGCAAGAACCATATCTTATCAAAATTTGCTACCCCGAGCATCATCTTTGCTACCAATATATGTCCTAATGTTACAGGATCAAATGCCCCACCAAATAAGGCTACTTGTTTTCTAGCCATTCTTTGTACTCCTTTTCTTTTCGGCTTACAATGTAGCTTATGTATTCCTCATACTCTTTACTCTCGCACATCCCTTTTCCAGGAGAGTCACTCACTTTTGCTACCGGGCCGTGGTTAAACTCAACGAGTTTAATTACAATTTGTAATGCTTCGACATCTGTATCATTTGTAAGGTTGGTGCCAATAGCAATGGCTACATTTATTTTGTTGTAAAAAGTGGCGTAAAGATTGAGGGCTTTATCCACATCTAAGCCGTCACTAAAAACAGCAGTCTTACTCTTTGCGTCAATATTCCGCTTATTATAAAGCTGCAACAATTTGTCACACCAAATATAAGGGTTACCGCTGTCATGGCGAACCCCAGAGTATTGATCAGCAAAGTGCCTAAAATCGGATAGGAAGGCTTCAAAGCCAAATATATCACTTAAAGCAATTAATAATTTATCCCCATACTCCTCTCGCCAAGCAGTCAGCAAGTCTATCTGGCTATCATAGGCAGAAGTAATTTGTTGATACATTTGAAACATTTGATGTGCCATAGTACCGATCATAGGCAAACCATATTTCATGGCCAAATAACAGTTAGAGGTACCTTTTAAAACATCAGGTATTTCCTTGTGAAGTGTGGCCACTACCTTCTCATGCCAATCAAATGCAGCCCTCCTTCTTGTTCCAAAATCAATGATATTGAAACCGGGTAGATTGGTTTTACGTATCTTCTCTATTTTAGCGAGCAACTTTTTCCTAGCCACATTTAAACTATTTGCATGTCTCTCACTATTTTTTATTGTAAATAAATACGCTGGTTTAAAGTTGGCTTGATTGTCAATATATTTGTCCAGTGTGATATCATAAAAACGATAATACAGCTCGCTATTTAAAGCAAGCACCGGTGTTTCATACCAGATTACCTGTTCTATTGGGCCTTCTATCTCAATATATAAAGCACCACCTACAAGTGTAGCTTTTATATGAGATCTATCCAAAGTAAGTGTTCTAAGAAAATCTAAGAAGTACTCTTTAAATTTTCCTGTCCCCCGTAAAAATCGAATTTCCGTTTCATTAAATCGTAATTTACAGAAAGAGTCTATTTGACTATTCATCATTGCTACGAATGAGTGTTTTTGATCATAACTAATGTCAGCAGGAAAACCGTTACCATTACGGCATTTGTATTTATATTTAGCAATGGTACCTTTAAATCTGCTTAGTATGAATTGGCACATATAAAATGTATACGCGTCATTATCCAATAAACTGTTTATTAATGGTCTCATGTGAAAGTCTGCCGTTGATTTCATATTATTCTAGCTCCCTTATATCTCCAATCATAGGTTATTTTTCCATCAGGAAAATAAATTAATTGCCTCAATTCATCCTCGTTTGGGTTTAAAGTTAAACAAGTATTGAAACACACATTTTGTCCGGAGACATCGTATACTTTACCACCATGAGTAAGATTCATTAAGAAGGTATTTTTTATTTTACTTAGTGTTTTAGCAACAATGTCTTCCCAATTAGGGCCGATGGTGTGGGATAATGCCCAGTTTAAAACTTTTTTATTGGCCGTTGCTTCATAAACTACCATAGGTCTTATGGTTAGTTGTGCAACTTTATTATCCTTAGCAAATTTAATCATACGGGCGATTTCCATCGGTGAATCTATATAATTTTTCAGCGCGATTACACTTAGTCTAACACTAAATCCGTAATTATGCAACTTGTTTATTAACAATTGTAAGTTGATATAATCCCTATTACCAGTGTATATTTCCTTATTTCGGGAGTCATTATAATGTACGATGGATAAGGATATTGTTGTAAGGCCAAGACCGTACCAACTTTTTAAAAACTTATTATATTTATCATCGGGGAGTATCAAACCGTTGGTTTGTAATTCAAGGATTGGAAAGTACTTGGAGAGGTTTGTGAGGTAGAAAGAGATGGTATCTGGGTATAAGGTAGGTTCACCTTTACCAGTTATTAGTGCGGTTACAGCGCCGGCTTTTTCCGCCAAGCGACAGGCTATGTCCAAATTACGATAATTGATGTTGTTCATAGCACTTTGTTGCGGAGTCATTCTGGCTATACAAAATGGGCATTTTGCATTGCAGCTATTGGTGCCGGTTACAACAGATAAAGTGCTTATCTTTTTCATTATGGTCCTCGTAAGAGATGGGCAGGGTAGTCTCCCACCCCGCCCATCATTGGAGAAACAACTACGGAACCACGACTGTTCCGTATATAGACTGCATACGCAGGAGAGCGGCGTCTGCAGCAGCCTTGTCAAAATCAGCAACAGCTGACTTATCAATAAAAGTAGCTATGTCCCGGTTGGCTAATCCCCCTACCGTGTCCATCACACAGATGTGGGTACAAACACCAACAACTTCCGCATGTGTTATATTATTTAATTTTAATACCACATTCAAATTGGTATTATAGAAACCACTATAACGCGTTTTCTTAATAACATACTCGCGGCCTCTTTCCACCGGGGAAAGATCGTTAATTATTTGAGCACCTACTGTATGTATTACAGCGTGCTTTGGAAAACGTTGAAATTCCTTATCGTACGATTTATGAGCATCGCACAGAAAAATAACCACATCATTATTTTTTCTTGCCAACTCCAATTTATCCTTTATCCGCGCTACTATATCCGAAGCTGCTTTGCCACAATATAAAGCGCCGTTTTCCATGATGAAGTCATTAAGCATATCTATAATGATCAGTGCTTTATTCACGTTATTACCTATTGTCTAAGTTTTTGTGGATAAAAAACAGTCACCCTTTCAAGCAAAATGATTCATGGCGGTCTCCGCGTTTCGTGTAAACTACTCCACTAAGAACAGGCCAACACAGTTTTACATAGAAAGGGTGACAACCCACCCATCATCCCACTCGTCCTCAGTAAAACAACTCTCTGCCAGTATTTTATGCTCGAACAACAACTTAACTTTTAGAGCTATTCATATTCTATATTATAAATCGTCACTCTAATCATTAGCTACGAGCAAAAACACTTTATACAGCAAGTCTTTTACCAATGTGCACCAAAGGTGCGCATTTACGCACACAGACCGAGTATCTGTGCTTTACTACATTTAGTCAATGCTGTGAAAGCATCAACATATATGTGTTTACTGAAGTCAGTAAAACCAGGGGAGGAATTCACCTCAATAAAGTATAACTTTCCCTCAGTATCCACAATAAAATCCACGGCACCAAAAGCCATGGCTCTTATTTCAAGAATTTTCAATGCTACTTGTACTGCTTCTCGGAATAGCTTGTACTTTTCTGGCTGCTGTACATTTAAGAAATGTCCACCATTTTTGAAGTTCCAAGCTATAATGTCTGACTTTCCAATGCGCTTTTGCACCGTACATTTGGTCCAAGTAAACGCATGTACACGCAATTCATACTTCCTGTTTGATACAAACTTTTGATAATAGTGCCCTGGGTTTTGATTTTTATTCTGGGCATATTTTATCCCGATACCACCAATAGAATGCTGTCTTTTAATTATCCAGTCTGTTAATTTGTGTTCTTTTGAAAGACTTAGGCGTGTTTCAGGTACAACAATACCTTCTTTCTCTGCGGCCTTAACTGCTGTGTATTTAGCACAGCCTATGCCCTTGTTTAGCATAGGTACTTTTGCCGCGACTGGATATTTTTTCAGAAAAGTGCTAAGATGATCCCCACATACACCATAATTTATGATGGCTACAACAGAGTTGTTTTTGTCTCCGGTATACCGGCCTATACCAGTAGCAGCTGTGATATCTTTTCTCGCTTTTGAACCTGGTTTAGCAATCAATCTAAGCATTCTACTGTTATCTTCGGCCATCGTTAAGATCCTGAATGTAATGATCTACAAAAACCTCGAAAGGTTTTCTTCGATCCATTATACTATCTGAAAATCTCACCTTCTCGAACTCTGTTGATGCACTTGAAACACCTGCTTCCATGTTAGCGGTCATTTCGACGAGATCTTCTATAAGATCTGCTCTATCAGCAGCAGAGATTTCAAGAACATCATCAACTTCTGGGTCATAATCAAACGAGTCTCTTCCGTTTTCACCGCAGGAGAGGTCGTAACCAAATCCCAGACCAAACATAAAGTCGTCAATATCGAACTCTTTACTCATAAATAAATACCCCACCATTATAAATTAAAAAGGCGGGGAATTCTATAACGGATACGGCTGAACCCGCCTCCATAAGGCGAAGGATTGTTTTCATTCCCGTTGATTGCGAAAAAACCGTGAATTCCCCTATCTGAGCTACAGCTTACGTAGTAATTTGTTGCTATACCATTCATATGTGAAGTAAGGTGTGCTTTTCATATTAATGATACATGTCAGATATATTTTGTTACTAACAAAAGATCAAACTTATAAACCAGGCAGCGATTATAGTATACAGAGTATTTTTCAAGACACTTTCTCTTGCAAAAGACTAGTGTTAACTATAACCACCACCTGGTTAAGTACTTAAAGGGAGGCAATTCATTCAATGAAACCACCTTTAAGTACTTTTACCGCTATCCCACCGCACCAACCCACTCGTTTGTTTGCTTTTTGTTCTCACTATATGAGAAATAAGAAGCGCGATGCCTCTATTTCGTCATATAGTTTATGAGAACTAATAAAGGAACGAAGACCTTTATCCTGTTTCTTTGGTGAAGCCGGCCGCCTCGTACTCGCGTAACCATGCCACCACTGCTTCACTCCAACCATCAATGTGTACCCATGGCTGGTAACCAACACCATTTACATTGGAGGCTACATTTATCATGTAGCCAACCCCTTGCGGAGCAGGTACTGGGTCATTCGATTGCTCGTCGGTCAAAATTACAAGCCTGTCCGGATTTAGCCCTTGTCCTGGGAATACTACCTCCGTCATCATATGTTTATTAGACAACGTCACAGCAGATTTGGAATAAATCGCATTTATGGCGGTGCCAAGAAACGTGGCTCTCATAACCTGGCTTTTCATTATGGCGTCCCGTAAGGCGAATCCATGCCTTGGTGGAATACGCACCAATTGTCTGCTAAAAGTGTAAATAAGCACTTCTTCACAAACTTCACGCATCAATAATGCCAGACCAATTGCTGCGTCACTTCTTGTCAGTTCTGACTTTGCAGACAGGGGTTGATCCATACTGCCACTGTGGTCCAACAATAAAACCGTTCGACCAGGAATCTTGGGCTGACTTTCAAGACATTTAAACATACTCTGTTCCAAAACGTCTTCAAGATGTGGTGCATGTCTGGCGGCGGATATGAAACGGAAAGGCAATACCTTATCCGTAGACATCTTTTGAATTGCTGTCCGCATGAGGCCTTCGTCAACACCACAGTCAGTCATATGACGGAGACTACCCAACAAGGCAATAGCTCCAAGTTTATTTTCCTGAAGCAGGCGTGTCCATTCCGTTTTCTGATCTCTACCAGAAGACAAAGCAGTCTCCCGTGTATCCGGTGTGGCCAATGTGCCCTCCATCAACCTGCCCCACATGGCCCCCTGTTCCTCATTCAACGGTTTTGGATGTATCAACTGAAATACATCACGTAACTTTATTTCAGTTTTCCTGTTCCATTTGGCCATTTGATACTCGTTGAATTTTGTTACCGCTTTTGCCAAACCGCGTTTTACCTGGGCAGCGATGGGGGTCTTGCCCTTCTTCCAATACAGGGACAGAAACTCACACAGCTCGTCCGGTCGTTGAATTACTTCGTGCAGCACGTCTGCCACGTAGTTTTTTGTGGCGGTGTATTTGAGCATGCTGTTTGCCACCCACAAGGGGGCATGGCGCAACTTCATATCATTACGAAGGCCCACCGCCAATTGTGCCACAAACTTTGGATCACATTTACCGACCAGCTCCGAGATACGGTCAGCGATAGCTTCACCGCTTTCATAAAACTCTCTTTCCCATAGAAGGCAGCACATGGTTGATCTGCGTAGGGCCTGCTCCGGTGTTATGTGTTTTGCCTTGGCCCCTTCATGTGTAAATAAGGGCTGAGGTTTTTTGTTTACTCTGGCCATCTTAAAAGCCTCCGTTGCTGTTAAAGGGAATTACCACTTTCACCCATGAGTTTTTCGATGTTTGTTTTCGTGACCATCGCTTTTTCCATGTCTTTGGTCGCATGGTGTTTTTCGCCGGCCAGCTGGGCAAGCTCTTTGTCAAGTCTGGAAATGTGGCCTGTTTTTTCTTCAACAAAGGAGGCGAGATCCATTTTCATTTGATTGAAGGCATCCAAAATGGAGCCCAATTGCTTACGATCTTTGTTTCTATTGTTCTTGCCGAACAACCCTAAGCCATCTGCCATAGTATATCTCCAACACTTATAAGTTAAAAGTAAGAATGTCCGGAAGGAAAAACATAGTCAGTAGTTTGGTTTCATAAGCGTGAAGTAACTGAACTATTACACCATTCCAGACATAGGGTTAACAAAATAAAGCCATAAAGGAAAACCGTACTCAGCATTTTTTCCATTTTCGAGTGAAGTAACTGAGAACTACACCATTTACAGCTTTAAGCTTAAAAAGAATTATTGCATAAAGGAAAGGCGTAAAGAGTCTTTTTTGTGCCAGTCGATCTACCAGTCTGATCTACTAACCACTATGTGGTTAGGCGGGGTTTGAACCCGCGGCCTACTGGTTATGGTATGAAGTATCTCTATACTGCACCATTTATGCAATAAAATTAAAAAAGATGTATGGTCATGCTGTGCTGGAAGGAACATAACATTGTGGAGGTGCTATAACGGAAGGGTCAACCGTTATTGTTCACACAACACGACCATACAAAAATAATTGTGGGGATACGCAGGATTTGCGCCTGCCTGTCTTTGCTGGACATGCTCTTTACGTATAGCTATCCCCTGACTGTCGATCTTAATGATAGATCACATCAGTTTAGTATAAGCCCGGATTCGAACTGGACTTAACCTATAAAGCCTCTCTATATCGTTACAATTTCATTTTATGGCCTACAAGAGTTTTCATATATGGAAAAAGAAAGTAATCAAATAAAAACCATAGACTCTTGACAGATTTATCTCGCCTGATGTATCAGGATTACATAATCAAATCTGCAAATATTATGTGTAACTTACAGCTCATCACCAGCGTGATTGAATTAAGCTTTCTCGTCACAGTTACCGAAATCTTTGGAACGGGAAAGATTCTGACGTAAAAATTTCCGGCAAAAACCGTCAGGAGAGGGTTTAAGGTGCATTAGCCTTATCTATACTATTATACTATTTACTGATGCCGTGTGTTAATCCAATCCTTTTCAGCACCGTTAGGTCTTACATAGCCATTGTTTAACACATACACGAACAGTATGCTACTCACACAAACTACTCACAATCTAATCGTCGGCCTCCTTTGACTTTGTTCCATGCCAAATTTATCAAGTCTTCCTTGTTATTTACACTTGGATCTTCAAGTACTTTATCCAACAGATAATTTAAGGTTTTTCCTACTAATGGTCCTGGACTAACACTACAAAAGCGCATTATGTCACTTCCATTTATAGCCAATTCCTTAACCGTGAATGTGTTGCGGTCCCCAAAGCACTTAACTATCCTAGCTTCAAGCTCAAGTTGGCGTGGTGTTACTGCCTGTTTTTTGAAACCGTTACCAAGCCTATCTGCCATTCGTAATTGAAACAGGGGATACATTGAAATGTTGTCTATATCCTCTTCTGTAATACCGATTGATACTACAAATCTACGAACAGCTGCGTCTGTGAAATCATGCGTGTAGTAATACATGTGCAACCGAATAAGATCACATACTTGTTTTTTGAGATTGATGTCATAATTTAGCTTACTTAATAAAGTTTCAGCCAACCCAGCGCCTATGATCTCATGATTATGAAAGGTAATGTTACCGTTTTCATGTATTCTTCTGGCGCGTGGTTTTCCTATGTCATGTAACAGCGCGGCTAACCTAAGAGTTAAATTTGCAGCTGTATGATCGCATGCTTTAATACAATGTCCAAAGACATCGTACTTATGATGTTTACTGCTTTGAGTTACACCATAACAAGCGTGTAACTGAGGCATTACTACTTTTAAGAGGCCTAAATTATACAACAATTTAAATCCTCTTGATGGGTTTTCAGACAGCAATATCTTATTCAGTTCCAATCGTATGGTGTCTGGTGGACACTTATTTATCAAAGCTGTTCTTTCGGATATAGCTATTTTTAAACCTTTGTGTATCACGTAACCTGATCTACAAGCCAGTGACACTGCCCTTAACATACGTATTGGGGATGCTTCTATAACTGCATAAGGATCACCATTTGCTTTGATGATCTTCCGCTGTATATCCACAACCCCGCCACTCAAATCTATCACGTCGGTGACAGACTTATAGTCTATGGGTAAATATAAAGAGTTGATAGTGAAATCTCTCACCTTAACATCTTGTTTTAAAGTATTCTCATGATGTGCTATTTCCAGCTTCCCCCTTCTTGGGAATGATATTTGTGCTGTTAAGTCATCATTATGTGCCTTAAATAGATAAATGGCTGTTCTAAGAGATTCATTTGTTTGTGCCAGGGTCACCTCTTTAAATACACCATATTTTGATAAGAAACTTTTAAGATCCTTTACAGGTAATCCCAGAACAACAATATCTAAATCATTGTTTGTTTTACCTCGCAACAAATCTCTCACAAAACCGCCTACAATATACACGTAGGCGGCAGTACTTTTTTGTAACAATTTTAATATGTCTATTGTTGGTGACATAACCGGAACCTTATTCGATTTTTAGTCCTTTTCGTATGTCTGCCATAAAGTGGCCAAATGAATCATAGGCTTCATTATAGCAAGAGGCACAAACATTAACAGTACCCGCGATTTCCTCGCGGAGGTCGTCGATGGAAATTTCCATACGAAGTTTATAATTTTTTGTGGCAGGTGCACCACATTCCACACATTTCTCCATAGTAAGTACCTCTTTACCGCCAGGCCTGTAACTTTATTCTGACTTTCTTTATTATGTTGTGCGCCCAACTTGCTGAGCTATATCCGTTTTCTATGCTAATTTCCTTAAAACTTTTTCCGTTGTTAAGACCTTCGACCACGATAGCTTCTTCCTCTGTTAAAAGCTGTTGTATATCCATGAGGTCCATAGGATCTTCGACCTCATGGACTGAGCAGTATTCATTTACAGTTATATCTGTTGGTAATGTGTAAGCCCTTTGTACCAATTCTGAATAAGGGATAGTAGCCCTCTCTGCAGCATTACTTAGTTTTAAAAATAAATCGGAGCATGGCATATTTTCAGTATAAAAAACACTTTCTTTTCCGTAGAAAAGAAGGTTTGTTACTTTATCCTCTGCTATGCCATTAGATAGTAAACAAACATTTAGCCTGTTTAACAAACTACTTGTTTTCTTAATATATGATGGTATAACAACAATAGAAGAAAACTTTCTTATGTATTCATGTAAAGAATCTTTTATTTTACGCAACGCAAATTGTTTAAAATTGTCATTTCTTGTCGGATCAAAATCTTTTTTTGCTATTGCTAAGCCTAACAAAGCTTCGCTAAACAAGTCATTACTATCAAGTCCTGTTGATTTGACGTATGAATTAACGATAGAACATAATAAGGGTTTATACTCATTATATAGTTCTTCTGCTTCTTCTTTGCTGTCGGCTAAGAAAGCTTTTAATAGTTTTCCCATAAGTTATGTTGCCTTTAACGACGTTGATAGTCGGCTGTTATTTCTATTCTACCTGATTTTGTACCCACATATCCTTTTTCATCTAAGTAATTTCTACCTCTTGCCGTTATTACACGCCCAGCCCCACTACGCAACAGCAATCCTTGTTGCATTAGGTAGGGTTCCAATTCATTTTTAATTGTTTTTGAAGACTCATTGGTTATTATTGCCAAAGTTTCCAGACCAACAGGGCGCTCAGAGTTATACAACGTCTCCAATATTTTAATTTCGGTTTTTGAAAATCCAGACGCATCAATATTTAAATCATCAAAAGTTGCGGTTGTTATTTTCTTAGTTACGACATTTGCGTTGTAAAACAATGCTGTATCTCTACAACATTCAAGATATCTTATTAAGATTCTTGGTACCCCTCTACCACGTACAGCTATATCTTCTATGGCTGCAGGGTCAAGTGCTATATTTAATCTTTTGGCATGAGCTACAATTATATATATAGACTCTTCCAGTGAATAAGGTTCAAATAAAAAATTAAGTTTAAACCTGTTTAAAAATGGACGGGATAATTCACCAACCAATGTTGTTGCACCAACAACTGTAAAATATGGTGCCCAATAGTATTTATTTGGTCTACCCGTGTCCATAATAAAATTTTCCATTATTATACCAAGCTTTTCTTGGCCGAAGATTGGGAGTCTATGGATTTCATCCATAAATACTATGCTTGGTTTTATGGTGTCTACTCTATCTCCTCTATCATTATAACCGGTATAATTTAGGGACTCCATTAAAGCTTTTATTGCCTTCATGTCATTTAATGTCTCTGGTACTACCGAGATAAAATCCCCGCCAGATATTTTAGCTATCTCTCTGGCCATACTGGTCTTCCCACAACCAGGATGCCCAGAGAATAGCATATGTGGCAATGCCTCATTTCTTTTTTTAGCCGAAGCTAACGCATGGGCAATCCTTTTTTTAGTGTTGACGTGCCCTATCATTATTTAATCCCACTCGTTGTAAATATCCCTATACGATCCTACACTCACAGCACCACTACAAAAAACCTCGGCTGTTGCGTCTGTACTTGGTATAGGTATATCAAGTTTTTTGCCCCCTGCCAGATCCTTTAACTTACTTTTTATCTGCTCCAGCGTTTTCCAATGAGGGGGTTTTGATTTTCTGGTGAAAAATGTCGGAGTCTTTGTTCCTGAAACACTGACGACAGTACCCTTATTGTAGACAGTGTTTGAATACGCTGGGGTGCTGGATACATTTGACACATTGGTGCTACTATGTACTTTCGTCGTGTTATTAGTTGTTTCAGCCATAAAATGTTTTGGCAGATCTGTATAGCAAGTAAGATCTACTACATCAAAACCGGGTATTGTTTTCCCTGAGTTAATTAGCACATTGAGTAAGTCACTCAATTCAGAGAAAGCTGCTTTCTGATCTTCCTCAGTGTCACGCCAAAACAGGTATTCACGTGTCGTGCCTTCATACGCTTCTATGGATAAAACATTGTAAAATTCCGTATCCAACAACACTGTCTTATTCGGAGCAGTGCTTAAGACCACGTATACCCTTGTGCTGTTGTTTGGGTACAAATGGACCATAATGCCTTCAAATAGCCCTTTTTCAATATCTTTGGCGGTCTTTACTTCCCTGTTTCTTGCTTTGTCTTTGTTCACCATTTCCACAAGCACGTACGCCAATGTGCCGGCAGCTTTCGCTGCGATCTGCATTATCATGTGTTTTTCCTCCCAAGCACCACCACATTATGATCTTTCGACCAATTTTTTGTCACTGCCATAAATTGCAGTTTGTTTGCTAATGCTAAGCAAGCATTGTTGTCTTCTCGAACGGTCATGTAACTATACTGAGTTCCGCAGCAACTTATTGCCGTTCGTAACAGCCTTTCAGCTAAGCCACGTCGGCGGTGCTCTTCATGCACACTCAGATGCTTAATTAGACTTAACGCTGGATCTTGTCTAACCAGGCCAACACAACCTACTACAACTTGACCTGCCAATTCCACGTAGTAATCTGTGGTTGAGGCCATTATGGTGTTTAGGTTGTGTTGCCTGATCAGTCTGTTATGCTTATTTAGCAAGATCGCTATTTGCATAGCAATATCAGATTCAGACAACGTTGATATAAATCTTGCCATAAGCATTTAC